GACGATAAACCTTCGCAATATTCCGTTGCTGATCTTTATGAATTGCTTTATAAAGAAATTGCAATTCCTATTACATTTGATGTTCATCATCATAAATTTTGTTCGGGTAATTTAACTCATCAAGAAGCTGCAGAATTAGCGGTTTCAACTTGGCCTGAAGGTGTACCTGCTGCATTTCACTTTGCATCTACTATAAATCACGAATCGCCTAATCAAATGGCTCGTGCTCATGCTGATTGGATTTATGAAGAAGTAACAGATTATGGTACAGGTGCATGGATCATGTGTGAATGTAAAGCTAAAGAAAAAGCAATACAGAAATACATCCGTGAAGGTGTTATGATTTCCGAATATGAAGAAACTTATCAATTGATTAATTCATAAAAATAATAAATATGTAAATGTTAGATGGACATAAAATAATTTTCGTTGCTATAATTGATAACAATAACGAATCCGTTCCGGGGTTAGGTGTTAGGATATGGCATCATGAAAAATTAGTTAAAGGATTCTTAAAAGAACATAACTGTGTAATTGGCAGAAAGACATATGATATAACTCAATGGAAAGGACCAAAGTCATGGGTTCTTACTTCAAATAAAAAATGGCACAAATCAGGAATAGGTACTATACATTCAATCGATGATTTTCATCTTTTCATGGACGGACCTATATATGTTATAGGAGGGAATTCATTATATGAACAACTAGAAAAATTCGTAGACGAAGTACATTTGTTTGTAATGAATAACGATAAAGGATCAGATCCTTGGATAGAAATGGATATGAAAGATTGGAAACCAATCAATTATCTTTCAAGAGGAGTATGGTCATATGCACATATGCATAAAGTAAAGAATCATGATCCTCATCTTCTAAATAAAGATTTATTTTCTTGATAGATATTAAACAAATAAATTAAACGATATGAAAAAGCTATTATTAATATTGACTATTTGGTTAAGTTTTACTGGATTTTCACAATATTGTAACACTGCAACTACAAATGTTACTATAACACCAACTACTACTATACAATATAGTACAACATATAGTACCAATAGGAGAGCATTTAATTTTGTAGCCACTGCTGGTAGTGAATATACATTTTCAACAGTAGGACAATCAACTGTTGATACCTACCTTAGATTATATTCAACTGGTACTGGTGGTACTTTATTAGCAGAGAGTGATGATTATAATAACACACAATCTGAAATAACTTGGTATTGTTCAACTTCTGGAACTTATTCGGTGTTACTTACTAGATGGACATCTAGTAATACGTGTGCTACTCTTAATGGAATAAATGCACGTATCAAATACCAAAAAGGTAATTCTAGTGGAGGTACTATTGTAAGTATTGGTGGTGGAGAAGTTAGTGATTATAATGTTCCATCAAATCATTATTATAAACATGGTTGGACTGATATGATTTATCTCCAGTCAGAAATTAACACTGTTGGTAATATTACAAAAATCCGTTTTCAAGTTGACCCAGCAACATCAATTCCTTATACGGCAACAAACCAAAAGATTTATATGGGTCATACCACATTATCATCATTTCCGTCTTCTACTGTAAAAGAGAATGCTCAAACAAATTACGTATCTTCAAATTATACATTAGTGTATGATGGGACTGTAAATTGGACTGTTGGGTGGGTTGAAATTGTGTTGCAAACTCCTTTCCCTTGGAACAATATAAATAATTTACTTATTAAGTGGGAAAATCGTAATAATAGTTGGTCAAGTGATGAACCGTGGTTTTATTATACACCAAAAACAAATGCAGTTGCTTATAAAGTTTTAGATGCTTCATATCCAACTGCTGATGGAGTTAGAGGTGGTTTAAGAGCTAACATTAAAATTGGATTAGCCGACCCAGTTGCGTTACCAATTGAATTATTATATTTTGAAGCAGAGGTTAATGAAAGATACAACCATTTAACTTGGTCAACAGCTAGTGAAATCAACAATGATTATTTCAATATCGAAAAGACACAAGATGGTGTTATCTTCTATAATATAGCAACAATAAATGGTGCTGGTAATTCTAACACACAAAATTATTATGAGTATGATGATTACGATTTAAACGATAACGTTACTTATTATAGATTAAAACAAACTGATTATGATGGTAAATTTAAAAATCATGATATAATTTCTGTCGATAACTCTAAAAAAATACGTATTGTTGTTCGTATCGTTAACTTATATGGTACTGATGTTGATTTGAACACCAAAGGGGTGTTGATTTTGATATATGAAGATGGTTCAGTTAAAAAAATCTTTAACGAATAAAACAATATTTATTAGTATGGAATTAAATATAATTAAAAATACAGAACCAGCACCTAAATTGGGTTCTAGGTTTGGTCAAGATGTTGAACCAAAAGGTACATATGTTAGGCAAAATACTAATTTTGTACCAGACGGTTGGATTGAAGGTAAAGCTATAATAAATAACCCTTTATATATAGATATCACTGATGATACTCAAATAGAATATAAAAGAGATTTAGCTAAGCAATATAAAGCTAAAGGTGAAAAACTAACTAACATACTAATGAGCAAGGGATATGATGCTATTATAACAAAATATCCAGATGGTAAGTTTGGTGAAATAGTACTATTCCCTAATTCAAAATTTATGATGGGAGAAAACGAAACAAAAAAAATAATTAAGAAGATGCTTAAAGAATCTTTATTAGGTGAAGACAAATACAAAAATTTAAATTTAATAGCATACCACGGTAGTCCTAATGATTTTTCTGGTTTTAGCGATGAGTTTGTAGGTGGTAAAGAAGCAACTGACCAAAATGGTCCTGGTGTTTATTTTACATCATCAGAACAAGAAGCATACGGATATGCTGGAGAAAAAGGTAGAGTTTTTAATGTTGAGTTAACTCCTAGGATAATGTATGGTGATAAAGTTGGTAAATTAACCATTACACCAGCAATTGTAAAAAAGTTGGTTATGATGGCTGAGGATTGGAAAGATGATGTAGTTAATTATGATTACCCATACCCTAAAGGGTTAGTTAAATTTTTACAATCTGCTTTTCAATATAATGATAATGACAAAGATGTTTTATTGCAAGTTTGGATTGATTTTTATAGGTATGATGGTGTTGGATTTGTTAGGAATTGCGTTAAGTTAGGTATTGATGGTATTATGGTTGGTGATGAATATAGAGACACAACACACTATGTAATATATAACCCTAGTATTATTAAAATAATTAAATAAGTTTGTTTTATAAGAATTAAATTCGTACTTTTGTGGTATGAAAAAGAATATATTAAATATCGATGTAACTAGACCAACACAAGAATTGTTTGTGATGCGTGGTATTCCAGGTGCTGGAAAGTCTACAATGGCTAAGTCTATTGTGCTGGACGGTATTATCCATTCAACTGATGACCTTATAACAGCGACTGGTGATTACAGAGGTTTCTTTGCTAAGATAAAAACTTCTGGCGATTCTAAAGCATTCAATAGAATGCACTCTAAGAACTTATCTAACGCAATCAAATCTATTAAAGATGGTATTACGCCAGTTGTTATAGATAACACCAACATAAAGGCTAATGGTGCTAAAGCATACGTTGTTGCAGCATTGGAAATGGGGTTAGATGATAACAACATACAAATATTTGATGTGGGTACTAGAGGTTTGTCTGCTGAACAATTAGCTGAATCAAATACACATGGTGTTCCATTGGTTGAAATACAAAAAATGATACAATCACATAAATCTGTTGGTCCATTAACCATAAAGAAAATACTTGCATCTAAAGATATGTACAAAAAATCTGATGTGTTGTACTCTTGTGTATTGTTGGATGGACAATCCAAAGGTACGTTGATGGATAAGTTGGGTATATGGATACCACAAGATTGGAAAGTATTTGCACATCATATGACAATAAATTTGGGTGAGTTGAAAGATAAATCTGAATTGGGTAAAGAAGTGGTACTTACTGTGACCAAATTAGGGTTATCTGATATGGCTTTGGCAGTACAAGTTGAAGGGTTTAATTCCAAAAATGAAATACCACACATAACCATTGCGATAAACCCAGAAGGTGGTAAGCCAGTAATGAGCAATGAAATAACAAAGTGGCAAGACATTAAATCATTTATGATAAAAGGTGTTGTTACTGAGATTACAAATACTAATAAATAATGAAACAAGAAGTAAAATTACAATTAAAACACTATGGTCTTTGTCAAAGTGAAATACTTTGGGTTGAAGGTCCATTGTATAAGATAAGATTCTTTTATTATACTGGCGAAGCATTTCCATTGGAAGGTGTTGAAGTATTTCACGCAAAAGAAATATTGAATCTAAGTGAAGTTTTTATTGATGGAAATCTAAATATAAGTAAATATGATAGTGAATAAATTAACTACGTGTATATGTCATATGGTTAGAAAAACGGATGATTGTCTATTAAGTGATATAGTCCTAAAGGTATTTAACCATTATATTCACCTTATGTAATAAAAATTAAAAGAGATTAAGACATGGGGAAAAAAATGCTTATTGTGGATGATGAAGAAGATATATTAATATTTTTATCATATTACTTTAATAAAAATGGTTTTATTGTAACTACAGCTTCTGATGGTGTTATGGGTTTATTAGAATTTGGACGAGAAACATTCGATATTGTTATAACAGATATACGTATGCCAAATATGGATGGTATAGAAATGTGTCATGAAATTAAAAAACAAAACACAATAACACCAATCGTATTCTTAACGGCAGTTACTGATGATTATAAAATATTACATGCAATGCGAACTGGTGCGAGTCAATTTGTTGATAAACCAATTAAGTTAGATGTACTAACTGACATTATTAACGGATTAATTGAAAATTAAAAAAAAAAATAAGTAAATATGATAGTGAATAAATCAGCACAAGTGATATTGATAAACCCAGAAGGGTATGTTCTGGGTGTGTCAAGAAAAGATGACCATAATGATTTTGGTTTACCTGGAGGTAAGATGGACCCAGAAGATAATGATGACCCAAAAATAACGGCTATCAGAGAAACAAAAGAAGAAACTGGATTGGATATCACAGATTTAAGGTTAATCTTTGCGATACATAAAGATGGTTTTATGGGTTATACTTATTTGGCAGAATATTCTGGTACCATAGAACACAATGAACCACATGTGGTTAAATGGCAACCAATGGAAGTATTGGTAAATGGTAGATTTGGTAAATATAACAAATTGGTATCTGAATCATTGAATGATATGAAAATTGCTTACAAATACAATGTAGATGTTATGGCAATCAAAGAAGATGTTTCTAAAGTTATTGATGAACATTTCAAAGGTGAACTTAAAGTTGAGTTTGTTAGAAAATCTTGGGGTGATAATTCATATGTTGTTTATTTTGTTGATGAAAGTGGTGAGTTGGAAGAAACTTTTGGTTCTGACAAGAAGTTAGATGCTAGATTTGATGCATTGTCAAGAAAATATGGTGTTACTATCAGAATTGATACAAGTTATTATTGCAAGTAAGAAAAAGTTTAAGTAAATTTGTTAAAAAATTGTTTTATGGAAAATATTAATAGACACTTAGATTTAAGTGCAAAATTTATGCAGATGGGTCAATCACTCATTTTAGAAGGAGAACAGAAAAATGATATTTCGATATCACAAATAGGTACAATACTTATTTTTATGAGTGGGTTACTATTGGGTGAAAATGACGATATCAACAAATTCTCTGATTTATGCTCAATGTTCTCAGCTAGAAGTATTTTAGATGGGTTAGAAGCTGAAGGTGGTTTGTTTACTGAAATGATAAAGAAAGCTAGTGAAGAAACATCATATGACGAATACATCAAAAGAATCAACGATTTAAAGAAAGATGATGACGATAACAAAATAAATTAAGTTTTATTTTGTTATTTCATTTTTATTTTGTACTTTTGTCTAACATTAAAAAATTATATTATGTTAGCGATACAAAATTACTTAATAAAACACGGATTAGAAAAAACAATCAAAGCTTTTAGTTTAAAAACTAGAGAGTATGATGGTAAAATACTTTTTAAGTATGACCAATTGGTGTCACCAACACTTATGGCCTTGCCAGAAATGCAAGATTGTCGTGGAATTATCCTTGAAAAAAATACTTGGAACGTAATGTCGTTGGCATTCCGTAAATTCTTCAATTCTGAAGAAGGAAACGCTGCAAAGATAGATTGGAATACTGCACATGTACTTGAAAAATTGGATGGTACTATGATACAAGTCTATTGGGATTGGTATGAAGAAAAATGGTTTGCAGCTACTACTGGTACTGCTGAAGGTGAAGGTGAAGTGAACAACAAAAACGGAACAACATTTAATGACTTGTTTTGGGAAACTGTAAATAACAAATACACATTCAATGAATGTTTACTGAACAAAGACCTTATATACGTATTTGAGTTGACTACACCATACAACATAGTGGTAAAACCACATGGTGAATCATCAGCAACACTATTGACTGTGAGAGACAGAGAAACACTAGTTGAGTTTTCTGGAAAAGACTTAGAAATGGCTGCTGTGTCAATAGGTATACCATTGGTAAAGTCTTTTGATATCAACGCATCAAATGTTGGTCACTTGTTGAAAACATTTGAAAACATGCCATGGTCTGAAGAAGGATATGTAGTACGTGATGGTAACGACAATCGTGTGAAGGTGAAAAACCCAGCTTATGTTGCAGTTCACCACTTAAAAGGTAAAACTGCTGAACACAACATATTAACAATCGTAAAAACCAACGAGATAGAAGAGTTTGCTGCTACTTTCCCAGAAAGAACAGAAGAACTATATCGTCTTAAAGAAGGATACGATGAGTTGGTTGGTAAGTTGAACGTTATTTGGGTTGAGTTACAATTGCTTAGACCAAAAAACATCACAAAAGAAGAACAAAAAAAGTATGCAGCTGCTGTATTTGAAGTATGTGATAAATATGAAGTAAAACAATTCACTGGATTGTATTTCGGATTGGCTCAATACAAAATAAATAGCGTTGAAGACTTTATGTTTGAATACGATGATAAATTATTATATAAAATGTTGTAAGATGGTATTAATAGACGGTGGACCAGAAGGGTACCAAATATTTCATGTAGAAAAAGAAAAAAAGATGGATAATAGTGAAATAACAGCGGATTGGGCTAGAAAAACTGCTGAGAATATTCTTGGGGAGAAAATAGAGAAAGAGATAAACATGTGTTTAGACAGTATTAAAAGTGCTGTTAAATTGAATAACTTTAGCACAACTGTTACTGCTTATATTAATGATTTAACCAAACAAGAATTAGAAAAACGTGGTTTTAAAGTTACCAAATATACTGGTGACCAACGTGATGGTTCTTACTCCTCAATAACTTGGTAAAATGAGAAAGATACTTTGGGATAAAATCAATAAAAGAGAAGTTACAAAACAATACTTCTTTGACCAATATGGTGACTGTTATATTAATCAAGACTCATTTGGTGTTGATATGAGTGGTAAGATAACAATAAGACAAATATCAGAGGACCATCCTCAATATGAAGTTAAAGAAATACCTACGAAAGATGAATAAAGAAGAATTTGAAGAGTATCTAGTATCCATTGACGGTGTTTATGATTGGAAAAGTCTTACCTCTACCAATCCATATATGTTTGGTGTTGGTGAAGGTTGGTTTGAGTTGCTAAAGAACCTTATAGACGAACTTATATCGTTGGGTTGGGATAGACACATGATTCAATCGAAAGAGAAGTTTGGTGGTCTTTGTTTTTTTATTAAAAATACAACACAAGAGATGAGAGAAGTAATATTGACATATGAACAAATGTCATATTCTATTTGTGAGGAATGTGGTGAAGAAGGTGAACGAAGAAAAGGTGGTTGGATGAAAACACTGTGTGATAAGCATGCAGAAGAAAGAGAAAATAAAATAAAAACAAAAGAGTTATGATGTATACAGAGAAAGATTACAAAGAAGCAAGAATGGTTGCTGTTAAGTTACACGCATCACAATCATATGATGAAATTTACCCATATGAGAAACACTTGGATGATGTTGTTGAAGTATTGAAAAGATTTGGTTTTAGTGGCAAATTCATAATTGCTGGATACCTACATGATAGTATAGAGGATGGAGCAATATCTTTCAACAAGATTAAAAGACATTTTGGTGTAGAAATAGCTGAGATGGTTTATTGTGTTACTGACGAGTTGGGTAGAAATAGAGCAGAGAAGAAAACCAAAACTCTTCCTAAGACTGCTAGTAACCCAGATGCTATCATTTTGAAATTAGGTGATAGAATTGCTAATATTGAACATGGTGGTAAAATTGATATGTACGCTGCTGAATACCAAGAGTTTAAAGATACGTTGTATTTGAATACACCAGACTCTGCAAAAAAAATGTGGGGTTATTTGGAAAGTTTATTGAAATTAGCTTTGGTAGATTCAATTTAATTTTGTACATTTGTAATATCAAAATAAAAAAATATGAAAATTAAAGAAATTTTTGACGAAATTGCTACCACTGGTGGTAACAATGCTAAGATGGATGTTCTTAGAAAGTATGTAGACAACGAACTGTTAGAGGTTGTATTGTATATGGCTAACTCTAAACGAATTAAGTTTTTTATAAAACGTATTCCAGAGTATACTAGAAATACAGAGCAAACCAATGATTTAGTATATGCTGTTGAACAATTACGTTCAATTGCCAACAGAGTAGTAACTGGTGCTGATGCATCAAATCTATTACGTGATGTATTGGCTAGTTTAGAACCAGATGATGCATATATCGTTGAACGTATTATCGATAAAGATTGCAAGATTGGTATGGGTACAACTTTTATGAACAAAGTGTTCAAAGGGTTGATTGAAGAAACTCCATACATGGGTGCAGTATCTTTTGATGAAAAGAAAGCACGTAAATTGTTTGACAAAGGTGCTAAATGTATTTCACAAGTAAAAATGGATGGTCGTTACTGCAACGCTGTTATTATAGGTGGTGAAGTTGAGTTAGAGTCTAGACAAGGTGAGCCTACTATCGTTACTGGTGCTAAATTCGTAGAAGAACTTGCACAACTTGAGGATTGTGTGTTGAATGGGGAGTTAACTATGGACGGTATCACTCGTTATGAGTCAAATGGTATCATTGCATCTATAATTGACATCTCTAAGAACAAATCTGAACGTACAGATAAAGAAAATGAGAAGAAATTAGCAGCGTTTGAAGAAAAACATGGTAACTTTTATGAAGCGTTAGCTAAAATTCGCTATACTGTATGGGATAGAATCACTACTTATGAGTATTTTGATGCAAAATCTATTATACCATATAGTGCTCGTGCTATTGAGTTGAATAAATCACTTAAAAGTATCGAAACATCACACGTTTCTATCGTTGAAGGTAAAATTGTTAGTAATTATGAGGAAGCAATTTCACATTTCCAAGATATTTTGGCTCGTGGTGATGAAGGAACTATCTTAAAAGCATATAATGGTGAGTGGAAAGATGGTAAACCGACATGGCAAATCAAAATGAAACTAGAATTAACACTAGATTTAGTGATTACTGGATTCAATTACGGTACAAAAGGTACTAAAAATGAAAATGTTGTTAGTTCATTGAAGGTTGAGACATCATGTGGTAAGTTAAAAACAAGACCACAAGGGTTAAAAGAAGATTTGATGGTTGAAATAACAGAAAATCAAGAAAAATTACTAGGTACTATTATCGAAGTTAAGTGTTCTGGGTTATCTTTTGATAGTACTGGTGCTTATTCATTGTTATATCCAGCATTCAAACACTTCAGAGATGATAAATTAGAGGCTAACTCACTTGACGAGTGTATTGAAATACAAAATGCGGCAATAGGTTTAACAGTTTAAAGTAAAAAAGAAATGAAAAAAGTATTAGTATTAGTAATGTGTATGTGGGCTATCGGCACTTTCGCACAAGATTCAACAAAATGTAGTGTAAATAAGTATGTTTCATGGGGATTATCCTTATCAAACAACACAGACTTCAACACTGGTTCATATAGTTCGTTAGAATTTGGTTTGGTTAAACATGATGTTGCGGTAGCAATCGTATTGGGTCGTGGTAGTTTGGATGGTATATTCAGAAATGATGATGTATTGAGTAACTATTTCTATGAGTTCAAAGTATCTCCATCTTTTCCAATTGGTAAAGTATATGGAAATATCATATTAGGTTATGGTGGTTACTTTAACGCTAATCATAATTTTATTGAATATGGTGTTGGTGTTTCTTATACACATAAGAAACTAGGATATGGTGTTTCATTTAGTAACTGGGATGGTGTTGATTATGTTACTCCTAGTATAACTTTTAATTTTTAAGGATATGAAAAAAATGATTAAATTTCCGTCTATTGAACAATTTAGAACAGTTGTATCTAATGTCAATAGACATTTCAATTTTGTTGGTTTGGATGAGAATGGTGATGCAATTTATGACCCAACTTTACCAAAACCAGTTATCACGTTCAAAGGTACAGTAAAGTTACATGGTACAAACGCTGGTGTATCTTTTGATTATGGTTATGATGAAAATTCTAGCGAATTTTGGGCTCAATCACGTGAGAACATTATTACAGTAGAGAAAGACAACGCTGGATTTGCATTTTTTGTTGAATCAAAGAAACATGCATTTAGAAAATTTGCAAATCAAATCGATTCATTAAATTTATTTGATGTAAGACATAATACTGTTACTATTTATGGTGAATGGTGTGGTGGAAACATTCAAAAAGGTGTTGGTATTACCAATTTACCTAAATCTTTCTTTATCTTCGGTGTTAAGGTAACACCACATACATCTAGTGAGGAAGAATTGAAAGCTAAACCAGCATATTGGATTCCTTCTCATTACTTGTCTAGTCCAGAGGATAATATTTACAACATCGAAGACTACCCAACGTATTCAATCGATATTGATTTCAATATGCCACAATTGGTACAAAATGACTTATCTAATTTGACTATCAAAGTTGAAGAAGAATGTCCAGTTGCTAAAGCATTTGGTTTTTCTGGAATTGGTGAAGGTATTGTTTGGACTGCTGATTTCAAAGGTAACACACATAGGTTCAAGGTGAAAGGTGAAAAACATTCTAGTTCTAAAGTTAAAACACTTGCGAATGTTAATGTTGAAAAATTAAATGGTATTCAAAAGTTTGTTGATTACGCTGTAACAGAAAGTCGTTTTAATCAAGCATTGGAAAACGTTTTTCCTAACCAAGAACCAATCGATGTTAAAAAGATGGGTGATGTTATTAGATGGGTTGTAAATGACGTTATCAAAGAAGAAATGGATACTATGGTTGAGAACCAAGTAGAACCAAAAGAAGTAAATAAATACATCTCTACAAAAGTAAGAGAGATGTTCTTTAAATTGACTATAGTATGTTAAAAAATGGAGTTTATAAGCTGTTAAAAGCTGCTGAAGTTGGCAAAGATATGTCATTACCAGCTGGTCAAGAAATTGAGATACTAAATGGTGTTGTATACGTGAATGGTTTCATGGTAGATACACGTTTACAAACAGTTTTCTTTAATTTTGTGTTGAATAACCCAAATCTATTCAAAGATGATACTAGAGCGTGGTAAAAAGAAATGTGACTGTGGTAAAATGGCTGTATGGGTATACATGCCAGGTTATGCCAACGGTGATAGTCCTTATATCTGTGATGATTGTATTTCATCACCAGAAGATGTAGGATGTTCATGCAATTGGAACTATGGGTTACCTCAAGAAGGATTACCTACTGATGAACCAGAGGGTGTGGAAGGTAAAGATTGGAGATGGGTTGAGAAAGAAGCTGATGATTATGAAGGTGCTATTACCAAGGAAGAAGGTTATTGGCAGTATTTAGATGAACGTGGTAGACCATATCCATGTGCTGAATACGAATATGATGAAGAAGGTTTCGCAAACTATACTTGGTTAGGTAGAAAAGTAGCTAACATAGCATGGAGTTGGTATATTTTCAGAATTAAAATGAAAAGAAAGCTAAAAACTTGGTGGAAAAAACATGTAGTCGCTGATGCACCAGAAAATTTAGACGATTTATTCTAAAAAATTTGTTTTATTAAAAAAATAATGCTACATTTGTATTATTAAAATGGTTTTATTATGATAACAAAGGAAAATGGTTTAAGATATGCCAAACTTATCCACGTATCAGTGGATAATGGCAGTACTGGAAACAGTAACAAGGTTTATATTATGGAGGAATTGACAGATGGACGTATCAAATGTGAATATGGACGTGTTGGTAAGTCTTTGGTTGAAGAATATAAACCTAGCAGCAAGTGGGATAGTGTGTTGAAACAGAAATTATCCAAAACAAAAGGTTATACTGATGTTACTGATTTACTAGCTGAACCAGTTATTGATGAATCAAAACCATTGGATAACAAGGTTGAGAACATAAAAGATGATATTGTTAAGAAATTGATTGATGATTTAATGTCATTTGCTAACAAATCAATCCAAAGAAACTATAAGGTAACTCAAGAAGCTGTATCTGAACAACAAGTAAGAGCTGCACAAGAGGTTATTACCAATATTAGTGGGTTGATACAAATAGGTGTTGATATCAAACATATCAATGATATGTTATTGAAATTATATACTATTATCCCAAGAAGAATGGATAATGTTAAAGACTACTTGTTTAGTGGTATTGAGGATGATGGTAGTTTGACTAGTGCTCAAAGGTTGATTGATAATGAACAATCAGCATTGGATACGATGGCTGGACAAGTTGAGTTGATTAAACAACAAAGAGATGCTGCTAAAAAAGCTGCTGAAGCTGAAGCCAAAGGTGAAGAAGAAGTTGTTGAAGATGTAACTATCCTTGACCAAATGGGATTAACAGTTGAAGTTGAAAACGATACTGAAATGTTAGCACTTATTAAAAAATTGATGGGTTCAAATGTTAATCAAATCAAAAAAGTGTTCAAAGTTAGAAATAACAAAACACAAGTTAAATTTGATAAAAACTTGGAGAAAGCTGACGTTAAAAAGAAAAGACTTTACTGGCATGGTTCCAGAAATGAGAACTGGTTTAACATTATGCAAAGTGGATTGCTTATCAGACCTTCTGGTGCAGTACATACTGGTTCAATGTTTGGTGATGGTATCTATTTTGCTGATAAAGCACAGAAATCAATTGGTTACTCATCATTGAGAGGTTCTTATTGGGCTAATGGTGGTGACAATAAAGCTTATTTGGCATTGTATGATGTTCATTTAGGGAAAGAAAAAGAAATACTGCATCACGATTCTAGCTGTTATAAATTATCACAAAAAGTAATGGACAATGAAGGTTATAACAGTGTGTTTGCTAAAGGTGGTGCTGATTTAAGAAATAACGAATATATTATATATAGAGCAGAACAATGTACTATATCACACTTAATTGAAATAGGAAACTAATGGAAAAAATACTTAAAACTGGATATGATTGGTGTTTAGATGCCAACATGAGAATAATCGATATGTCATCATGGGAAACTGATTGGGCGTTTTATACTGACTCTTATTATGAAGAGAAAATTGATGTACAAGAATTCTACAGACGTATTGAGTTATGTCGTGTAAAAACTAATTCAATGCCACGTAAAACTGAAATGTATTTGGAATATAGAATGTATGGTCTTGTACCTTACAATATGTCTCCAATTCAACAAGGTATCCAATTTGGACATGCTGTTGTTGATTATGGTAGAACTGTTGAAGATATTAATCCACATAACGCAATCTATAAAAAATGGGCTGACAAAGATAAAACTTTTATCATTCTTAATGGTGGTACTACCAACAACAACCCAGAAAGATTAGGCACATTGAATACTCATATGAATACGATGCATGAAGTTGGTGTATATCTGCAAGGGTTCCATGAACCAGATTTGGGTGACCAATTGACAGCTTTTGTGTTCTTGGTTGATGAAAGGGTATTCAATAGAACGTTGTATCCAGACTTTGTTCCAGAAACAATACCATATAGTAGACATAAACCATCTGAGAAAGCTTTGTCTCAATTGGAAGAAAAGAATGCTTCTAACTATAAACATTGGGAAGAAAAGATTGGTGGTCCAGTCAACGCATTTCTTAGAGATTATTTAAGACCACTTAGATTAGCTTAAACCTTGATTTTTTCAAAATTTTCCTTATATTTATGTATGGAAAATTTTGAAAGACAAGAAGAAATCGTAAAATATTTAGATAGATATTACTTTGTAAAAGAAGGTATTTTCTTTAATAAACAGCATGAGCAAGAATGGGGTGTTAACTTACTAGAATATTTAGTTAAGATATTTTGTCATGATGTAGATTTTACTCATGATACTTTAAAAGATTGGTATTATTCAAAGGGTTATGATGAAAACGCATATAATCTTTCATTAGGTTCTAGAAAATTACTAGCTACATGGTCATTTGATAAAATCACTGATTTACAAAGGTATGGTGTAATGGATGCTGAAGCTGAACTTATTAAAATATTAAGTGATGAGATAGCCAAAGAAATTGATGCACAAATTTTAAAAGATTTAAAAGGACAAATTAAACATAAAGAAGATTTTTTTGAAATACTAGAATGTGTTGGTGTTACAACAACACCAACTATTTATAATCCAATGAATTTTTCACCACAAAAAGGATTCATAACCTCAACATATGAACAAAGAGAAAATGCAAGAAAGAATAACGTTATATGGAACTATTGGATTCGAACCAGAGGACTACACACGTAAACACAAGGACCAAGCATCTTGGAAGAAGGTTGCTATGGTGTTTATTGATGGTGATATATGTGAATACTATGCTTGGTTTTTACAACGTAGATATAGTATCACACTAAACAAACCACTAAGGGGTGCTCACATATCATTTATCAACGATAGTATGAGAGATTTAACACAAAACGGAACTATATCTGAAGAAGCTGCGTTAAAATCTTGGGAAGAATGCAAGAAAAAATGGGATGGTAAACAAATAGAGATAGTATTGGACCTAAACCCTAGAACAGATGACCGTTCATGGTGGTTAAACATACCAAATGATGAAAGAGAGGTGCTGCATGAGATAAGAGCAGAGATAAATTTGGGTAGACCACACTTTGGATTGCATATGTCAATGGGATATGCCAATGAAAAGAACATATTCCACTCAACATACATACATGATTGTATTAAAAAAGGTTTTATTACAAATTAATTTGGTAGATTGAATTATTTTACATACCTTTGTTAAAAATAAAAAGAAATGAAAATTACAATAGAATGGGAAGAAGGTGATTTTGATTCACTACATGACACAGTATTTGATTTGACAGATGTATCGTTGAATCATGAGCAACTATTGAAAGTATTCGAGATGTTACCTCAACACATAAAAGATGATGCGATTAGATGGGGTGTTGATGATAGTGTTGTTAGAGATAACATATATGAACAATTAGAAAAAGAATTGAAAGAATTTTTAGGGTAATATGGCTATAATAACAATTGATACAGATATTTGTTTTGAATGTGGTGAACCTTATGGTGAAATGCACCATGTAATACCTAGAGTTCGAGGTGGTACTAAAACAATACCATTATGTGTTGAATGTCACTGTAAGGTTCATGGATTAAAAAATAGACCAGACCATAAACGGTTAACAATTGAGGGATTACAAAAAGCTAAAGCTCGTGGTGTGAAGTTAGGTAAACCAGAAAACTTGACTCAAGAAGCTAAAGATAAGGGTAATAGAGCTATTAAACAAAAAGCTTTAGACAATGAAAATAATAAAAAAGCTATGGTTGTTGTTGTTGATGGTAGAAATAAAGGTTATTCTTACGATAAGATAGCTGACATTTTAAACAAAAATGGTTATAAAACAGTAAAAGGTAAATTATTTAATAGTTCTGGTACTTGTAGATTATATAAAAGATATTTGAATAATTTAGGATAATTGGAATATTATACTTACCTTTGTTAAAAATAAAGAGAAATGGAATTATTTATACCAATAACAATAAACTATTACAACAATAAAAACGGTAGTACTACAGTTTATGATGAATGTTTTAAAACGCTGGATGAATGTAAATCATTCTTTGATGAAGGCGATAGAGGTAGCTATATAAAAAGACGAGAGTGGGAATTGCATGAACTAACTGGTGAATTTTTTAAACTATATGACCATGATGGTGCATTAGTTAGATATATTTGTAAAAAAGTAATATTAAAATAAATGGAAAAGATTACACACGAATACTTAGAACAAAACGGGCTTATCCTATTTGAATGTATCATTGGGTCACAAGCATATGGAACACAAACTCCAACATCTGATGTTGATAAGAAGTTTGTATATATCTTACCACAAGATTACATCTTAGGGACTGGTTACGTTGAACAATTAAACGTAAACAAGGATTATACTGGTTGGGAACTTAAAAGGTTCTTAGAACTAATGGGAAGCTCAAATCCGACAGTATTGGAGTTATTAAACACACCAGAAGATTGTATCATTACAAAACATCCATTGTTTCAATATGTATTGGACCACAAGGCTGATTTTATCACCAAAGGGTGTAAGAACTCATTTGGTGGGTATGCTGTACAACAAATATCTAAAGCTAGAGGTCTTAACAAGAAACAAAACATAGAACAAGGTTCAGTTACTCGTAAAGATGTGTTGGATTTCTGTTATGTTATTCAAGGTGAACAATCAGTTCCATGGAAAAAATGGTGTGAAGGTCTGGGTTATGAAGAAAAATTCTTAGGTATTACCAATGTTCCACACGCAAAAGATTTATATGCTGTTTTTTACGATAATATTGCGGCTGCTTGTTTTGGTGAGTTTTTTAGTGAAGAACAAAGAGAATTTATGAAGAATGAGTTAAAATCACAAGGTAAAGCGATGGGATTTGGTTATAAGGCTCTTGCTAAGGTTGGCGGTTCTGATAATGCTGCTGAATCCAATCAATTACGTTTATCAAGTATTCCAAAGGGTGAAACACCTATCTGTAACATCATGTTCAACAAAGATGGGTATACAGCTCACTGCAAGGACTATAAAGAATATATGGAATGGGTTGAGAATAGAAACACTGCAAGATACGTTGATACGGTTAAACATGGACAACAAATTGATGGTAAGAATATGATGCATTGTATGAGACTTATTAGAATGTCACAAGAAATTGGACGTGGTGAAGGAATCATTGTAAGACGACCAGATAGAGAATATCTATTGTCTATTCGTAGAGGCGAAATTGATTTAGATTCACTTATTGATACAGCAGAAGCTGAAATCAAAGAGATGGATAGGATTTTTGATGAATCTGATTTACCTAAAGGTATTGACCCAGAATTGGTTAACAAGTTGTTGATTAAGATTAGAAGAGAATTCTATCACTTATAAAAATGATTGTTTTTTAAAAGGAAGTTGATATTTTCATCAGCTTCCTCACAATCTTTAATGAATGAAATAACTTGTTCATCAGTAAGAGTTCTCCATTCATTTTCAGCTTCAGTTTTTATCATATATTTTCTATGTAAAAAACGTTCTACTTTTAAGTAGTTTTCTGATTTATAAGATTTAAGGTAAGTCAATTTGCGTGAATTACCAGTTTGCAATTGTTTCACTCGTTTGATTGGCTCATTTTTAGTAATACCAATCTTATAAGCTTCATTACCTTCTTTATCAACCTCTAAAAATAAATAAACATATCCCATATTCAATTATAGATAATATTTACCATATAGTCAATAAAAAATAAAAATAAATACGAAAAGACTTGACAAATTGAAATAAATGTCGTACATTTGTGTAACTTTTAGAAATAGGGGTATATTTAATAGAAACAAAAAGAAAAATTATGAAAACAATTAACACATTACACGTCCTTTTATTATGTTTACTTGCAGTAGACGGGGTGGGCTATGTTTGTTAGTGTTTGACTTAAATAACAAAAACAATATGAAGCCCATCTAACAATTTAGATGGGCTTTTTTTATGCACCTATGCTCAAGTGGTTAAGGGGGCGGTTTGCAAAACCGTTATGCGTTGGTTCGAATCCAACTAGGTGTTCTAAAACAAATAAAATATGAAAACAGAAAGAAACGAAGAAGGAAAAAAAGTGATGTCGGGGAATATCAAAGGGTCTAGAGAAATCATGAGACCAAATGTAGTAAAATTGGATAATTCATTCAATTGGGGAAAAATAATAAAAAAGTTGTTAAAGACTAAAAGAAAGTAAAAAAAAATGTTATGACAAATGTTAGAAAGAATTTCCTAGTTAACAGAGATGAAACTGGAAGAGAAGTGATTACGTATATTCAAACTGGTAAGCAGTATTTTGTTGAATTTATTGAACCTAGAAACTTTAGAAGTTCTTGGGGTGATATAGACCCAGCAACCAAAACAGTTTCTGGAAGTTATGGTGATAAATTCAGAGGTTCTATCAAAGCTGAAGAATCTGTTATAACCAAAGAAAACGGTTTCAATGAAATAGTTGAAGGTAAAGGTGGAAGTCCTTACCATACAATACATTTAATGCACGAAAAATATAAAAAAGAAAATGGATACAGTTAACGAAACAGTGGTAGTACCACAAACGATTACAGAAATAGTAAAAGGAACGACAGCAGAGTTCGCATACTACAAAGAAGGTAACTTATATTACACAGTTCAAACTGATAAGTATAAATATGAGTTCCCAATTGATACAACCAATACTGAAGATATTGGTGAGTCAAGCTTTGAAAGAACATATAAAGCAATTACGCTAATGAGATATATTCGAAAAGCAATTGCAAATAACACAATAAGATGGGGTAATTAAACCCCATCACCTTGGACTGTAACTCAGAGGCAAGAGTGCTGCTTTTACATGGCAGAAGTCGGGATTTCGAAATTCCCCAGGCCAACAAAAATTAAGAATATGGAAAACTTAGGTCACTCAATATCAGACAATATTGAACGTATGAAAAACAGACGTGAAGAAATGATTCAGAAATGGATTGATAGTGGTTTGTTAGATGGATTAACAACATATCCAGGTGATAAAAGAAAAAACATAGCAGAACTATATGAGTGTTGTGCAACAAATATGATTAAAGATAAAGAAAAATAGGGGTATAGCTCAGCGGTAGCAGCAATTGCCTTACATGCAATAGGTCGGGGGTTCGAATCCCTCTACCCCTACTAAAAATGAAGAATATGAAAACTAGAAAAGGAACTCGATTTAGGTGAAGCACATGCTTAACACTTAAATTATGAGAAAAAAAGACGAGAAAAAACACACGAACAACAGCAGAGTGTATAAAATGACTGTTAGAGAAGAAATATTGGGGTGTCCAATTTGTGCACCACACAGAGGTTGTAACAGAAATAGAAATTCTGACCATAAGAGTTGGAAGAACTACAGAGACAACCAATGGAAACAGCAGACACACATGCCTCTCGAAGAAGCACAAATTGTGTTGATGAATGATTGATTGACGAATGCATGAACTAGTCAATTATTTGTCACGGTGACGGGATAGACCACACGGTCATATGTCTATCCAAATGCCGAGGTGGTGGAATGGTAGACACGAGGGACTTAAAATCCCTTGCCCGTAGGGCGTGAGGGTTCGACTCCCTCTCTCGGTACAAAGGTTGAATGATGAAATTGATAGACATGCCTCAATAACCTGGGGTGGTAGCATTAGAGGTCTAACAAAGGCTGCTGTGTAGGTTTGAGTCCTACTTCAATCTTAAATGCAGATATGGGGGAATTGGTAGACCCGAACGCCTTAGAAGCGTTTGCCGAAAGGCGTGAGAGTTCGAGTCTCTCTATCTGTACAAATAAAAATTCATAAATAATTAGGATAATTAAAATATTATCATTACATTTGATAAACATTAAATATTTATATTATGATAGCGATTTGGTTTATATCTTTGGTTTTAGTAGTTAGATACATTGAGTTTACAATCTTTATGAAGAAAGTAAGTAAAGTATGTAATGATTACGATTGGAAATACATCAATAAACACCCAATGTGTTTGCTTGATAAAATGAAAAATGAAAATGGTTACTATTTAACTAGTGAATGGTCGGCTTACAACTTTTTATTCTTAAAAGGTCCAAGTCCAAAAGATATGTTTTTATCTTTTAAATCATTGACTATTGAAAACCAATATGATAAAGAAGCAATAGAAAGATTAAAAGAATATGAAATTATCTGAATTATTTAATGAAGCATTGAAAGAAAACAATGTGTGGACAAAATTAGAATCAATACTAAAAGATGGTAATCAATTAAATGAGGTTATGAATTCTAAATTGTCACAATATTTACATGAATCAAAAACTGTAATATTTGATAAATTTGGTATAAAACCAAACTCTGAAAGAGGTGTATATTTTATTGCTGGTTCTGCTAGATTATACTTATATCCAGAGTTGGTTTATGAAATGAATCAATTAGACCCAGAATTTCCTACTAGTGTCGGTGATTTAGATATAGTAATACCAAACACTGAAATATGGGAAAATGCTGGTATGGGTGAGTTTTTAAAAGATGGTATATATAGACCTTATAACTTAAATCCACCATTAACAACTATGAATATTGAAGCGTTTACTGTTTGGGACCCCAAAAGAGCTGGTGGTGCTTATGCTAATGTTGAAATTAGAAATGAAGCTGAAATAATATCAGATTTAGAATTTGAAGATGGATTTTGGTTTATGGGATTGAGAGATGTTTTGGATTACAAGCATCAAATGGTGAGAAAAAAAGAAATTGTTATTGCTAACATGATTAATAGTTATGAAAATGGTGGTGCTGGGTTAACACCAGAACAAAGAAGGGAATTTATAAAAAAAGTGGCAATGGCAATAACTGGAAAATATGGTGATAAATAAAAAAGATGAAAAATTTTATAAAACAAATATTAAGAGAATCGATTGAACCAAAAGTTGAATATAAGATAGAACATTTAGATTCTTATGATGGTCAACATAATTATGAGTTGGGTTTATATATCAATGGCGATGTAATGGGTATTGTTCAATATGTTTTATATGATGGTGAGTTAACTGTAAGTCATATAGAAGTTAGAGAAGGATTTAGAAGAAAAGGTTATGGTTCTGCAATGATGCAATATCTAAAACAAAAGTACCAAGGTGAATATGAATATGTACCTTCTATGAAAACAACAGATGGTGCTGAATTCAAACATAAAGAGGTAAAAGACTTAAATTCTTTATAAAAAATAAAATAATTGTAAAAAAACTTGACAAATTGGAATAAATGTCGTACATTTGTATAACTTTTGGAAACAACGGTATATTTAATTAAAACAACGGGTTAAAACCCATAAAAAGAAAAACTATGAAAACATTAACTAACATATTTGATTTTGCATTTAACTTTGCAGCCGAGGCCGATGAAAGCTTGGGGAGGTCATCTATTATCATAAGTTAACGTAATCGTTTAACATAATTGATAAAAGCTCTGACCTAAAAATCAGAGCTTTTTTTGTTTATAGAAAAAAAATAAAAAAAAAAGTACAAATAAATTAGGATAATTGAAAAAGAGTTTGTACATTTGTAAAACAATAACGGTGATGTAGCTCAGTTGGTAGAGCATCGCATTGAAGATGCGAGTGTCGGGGGTTCGAATCCCTCCATCACCACAAAATGCTGCCATCGTCTAACGGTTAGGACCTATGGTTTTCATCCATAAAATCGGAGTTCGATTCTCCGTGGCAGTACAAACGCTTGCAATGAAAGTTACGTTTCATTGGAGAGTATGAGTATGGCAATCTGGAAAGACAGATAACACGCTCCTATCGTCTAACGGTTAGGACCCCAGGTTTTCAATCTGGTAATGAGAGTTCGATTCTCTCTGGGAGTACTATTGACTTTTTTGTACCTAAACGAAGGTTGGATTAAAGGTCGAAAATAAAGATTAACAGAAAGGCCAATCAATGCCGCTGACTGAAAATAAAAGAAAATTGATAACTGGTCCATTAGTATAAAAGTAGAATCTCGCACTGTCACTGCGAAGACGAGGGAGCGTTACCCTCATGGACCGCCAATTGTAAATACCCAGTGGTTTGGTGGGTATGGATATAAAGCTATTAAAAGGTTCGAAACTTGCGAATAGTTACCAAACTATATGGGGATGTAGCTCAATTGGCTGAGCGTTACCTTTGCAAGGTAAAGGATGTGGGTTCGAGTCCCATCATCTCCACAAAAACTATTTAAAAATGAAAATATATTGGTTATATTTAAGTGTTTCACTACCGATAATTAAAGAATCTGAAATTAATAACGTTAATACTTATTTTGATACTAATAAAATAAAAGAAGGTAAGTATAATTTATTTTTAACTGTTCTAGGTGATAGTGATGTTAATGATTTTTCACATTCTTTAATTCCAGTAGGTGAAATAAATTCAATTGGGTTGATAAAACATGGAAAAATAGTTTGTGAGAAAGAAATTAAAAATGTATTCAATTTCCAATTAAATGAAAAAACATATAATGAACAAAGAGAATATATAAAATTATGGTTCTACAAAATATTAGATAAAAACAAAAATGGATAAATTTAGTTTTGAAGAAGGAATCGATTATTACCTAGAAAAAGGAAAGATAGTTTATACTGAACGCTATCTTAAAAAAAGAGGTACATGCTGCGGAAATATTTGTAGGCATTGTCCGTTTGACCCAACAAATTCAAAAGGGAACAAAAATCTTAAAGAAAATATTAATAAAAATTTGGATTAATCAAAAAATTGTTGTACATTTGTAATATGAAAAGAAAGATACTACAAAAAGCAATGCAGATGATGGCTAACTATATAATTTATATGTTAGAGAATGCAATTAGTGACGACATGTTCGGTTACTATTTTGAATTGGGTGCTAAGCTGGATGCTTACGCTGTAATTCAACACGACATCTATTTAGATTAAAAAAAAAATAAAAAACATTTGCATATATCAAATATTGTTTGTACATTTGCAGTGTTAAAATTAAGTTCATTGAAGTATTAAAAATAAAGTAACCGAAAAAGACGTAGGATAGGAAGCGTGGAGAGACGTGTCGGAGGGTGTCGCACTAAGGATAAGTAGAAATACTCGGCTCTCTAATGGTGTGTGAAGCTCATAAATGTTTATGACGATAGTATAAAGACTATAAGAGATGTTTATGGTTGCAGCAAGATTCCATAAATCTATCTTCGGTTATTATGGTGAGATAGCTCAGTTGGTAGAGCAATGGGCTGAAAACTCATGTGTCGGTGGTTCAAATCCACCTCTCACCACTTAAAGTTAAATTCGGAAGGTGGCCAAATTGGTAAAGGCGGCAGTATGTAAAAAAAAGTTAATCTGTTTAAAGATTATGTTCAGCATAAAACTACTATTAGGGACTGCTATTTGGAGGTTCGATTCCTTCCCTTCCGACAATGAGTAAGGGGTACTCATAAGTTATGATGACGATACTTAAACAACGTCTTGGCAGATAGTCCTACGGCCAGAGTGGGGACTCGTTGGAATCGGGAAGAAGACCATCTTACCCCCATCGTAATGGTTGACTTATTTTTATGTGGTAAGACACTAATGTAAAGGCTCAATCAAAGAGTAGTGTTAAAAACTATAGGCGTAATTGAGAGATAGTTTTGTTCAAGATGAAAAAAACCGTTAAAATCTAGTCCTCGTAATCTCAGAGGGTAATTTGGAGAGATAGCTTGATTGGTAAAGTAAGGGTGGTGTTATTGAAAGATATAACTTAATATCCGTCCAAAGTGTGGTTCGAATCCACATCTCTCCACAAAAAAAAAAATAAAAATAATTGTAAAAAAGTTTGAATTATTCAAAAAGAGTTCGTACATTTGTAGTATAGAAAAAGTTCATTGAAAAGTATTGGTAATCAAATAGTTAAATACTAAAATTTTTTAAAAATAATTACAAAAACACTTGACATTTAAAGAAAATGTTCGTATATTTGTAGTATAGAAAAAGGATATAATAATCATAATATAATAAAAAAAAAAGTAAAAAAAGAAAAAAAAGTATGGCAACACCAAAAAGTACACCAGCAAGAAAAGCTTCTGCAAACACAGAAGTAGTTTTAGGACAAGCAGCAGCACAAATCGCTAAAGCTGTAAACGAATTAAAAGCAGCAACTGCAACAGTTTCTACTTTATCGGACCAATCAGAGCAATTAACTATGTTAGTAGCTAATAAAGAAGAAGCAATTTCTGCATTAGAAGTTGAGTACGCTGAAAAACGTAGACAAGCTGACGTTGAGTTAGACTTATCATTCAGAGCTAACCAAGAAAGAGTTGTAACTCAGTGGTTAACATCTAACGGTTACACGTCTATCGCAACATCTGAATTAACAACTTTACGTTCTGATTTAGACACTGCAAGAACTAACACTGAAGCTACAGTGAAAAAAGAAGTAGCAACTATCGTTGCAACTTTGAAAACTCAGTATGAGAATGAGATTAAATTAATCCACTCTGAGAACAAAGCTGTCGCTGCTGAAAATGCTGCAAAAATTGGTACATTAGCTACTCAAAACAAGTTCTTAGAAGAACAAGTAACTAAATTGTACTTACAGTTAGATGCTGAAAGAGCTGCTGGTATCGAAAGAGCTAAAGCTGGTTCAGTTGGGTCAATTAACGTGACACCATCTAACAAGTAATTGTTAAACAATACTCTACGTGGGGAACTGCGTAGAATATTGCAAGGGTAAAAAGATTATTTCAGCAACCAAAAATTCAAGCCTTGTTAATGCCGTGGTCGTGGGTTCGAATCCCACCTGGTCTCGCAGAGGTCGGTAGCTCAGTGGTAGAGCACGTATGAAAAAAAGTTAATCTTGTCCCCACATTGAAGGTTCCTCTGACCTAAACAGAGCATACAAAAGATTGTTTCAGCAAATAAACCAAAATTGTCTGTAAAACAAAGGGTCTGGGTTCGAATCCCAGCATGTCCTAACAGAGGTGTGGGCGTGTGGTGTAACTGGCTAGCACAAAAAAGTCAATCTTGATGCTCAAATATTGTGTTGTTCCATTGAGAAAGGAACGTAGAAATGTTAAACATTTCTTTTATAACAACACAGAGGTCTTCTCAGCCTCAAATATGGAATTGACCGAGTGGCTTAAGGTTGAGCATACATAAAGTCTGGGAATGTGGTATGTATGATACCTATACACGGGGACTCAAAGGTTCGAATCCTTTATTCTGTACATAAAGAGAAGTAGTTAAGCTGTAATTGAAAGGTAGAGTGTATTAATTACCGAAAAAGGGTTTATAGTAGGTAGAGCTTACTCATTGCATTCAATCAGAAACCCCGAAAGACCCAAAGCTTCTCTTTTACTTATTTTCTTTGTTTAGTAAAACAAAGTGGTGGAAGTCTGGAGGTAAATCTCTCGGCCCTTATAAACTTCACCCGATGAAGATGAATTGGTTGCCTTTTGGTATAAAAGAATGTTTGGTTTTCAAGCCTAGTAGTGTACAATACGAAGCTGATGGTTTAACAAACGTAGAAAGGAATACATCGCTGGTGGCTTTACCAGAGAATGAAGGTTCGAGTCCTTCCATCGGAACAAAATTGCGATAATGGTGTAGGGTCGTTTTCATGAGACGAATTGGTAGATATACCCCCGTGAGGTTCAATTCCTCAAATCGCAACAAAATTGGGGAGTACAAATGATACTGGACGGCAATCTAGTTGATATCGTATAATCCGTCTATCAAATGGAGCTTTGCCGAGCAAAAGGAGATAGTTGATTCATTAGTGGAGTGGCACCACGGAGGGCGATAAGCCATCAGACACTGGTTCGAGCCCAGTATGAATTTCAAAAAAATTTAAAAATATTTACGAATATATTTGTTTTATCGAAATAAGTTTTGTACCTTTGTTAAAAGTTTATTATTAACAATTAAATTAAAAGAAAAATGAGTTTTAAATCATGGTTTGTAACAGATACTGAAGAAAGTGCAGTAGTACCAACAGTTGAGCAAACACCAAGTAACACGACTAAGTTTCCAACAGCGGAAACAAGTCAACCAAGTTCGTTTAGTTTTCCAACTACACCAACTCCAAGTCCAACACCAACATACGCACCAGTAGGTGTATCTCAAGAACATTTGAACAATGCTCTAGAAGTTTATGAAAAAGGATTTGATTCGCTGAATCAATCTGGATATGATTTCTATGAGTTTTTCCAAGCAGTAATGAATGCTGGTGCTGACAACCCACAGATTTACCAAATGGCATTTATGATGGGTTCTGGTATGGACAAAACTATTACCAAAGATAAGTTGGTAGAACAATCAAACTTTTATATTGCTGAAATTGGAAAGGTATACGATGAGTATGTCGCTAAAGGTAATGCAAAGAAACAAGAAACGATTGATTTAAAAACCAACGAGAATCAATCATTGGTAGGTGAATTGGATTTGATGAGACAACAAATGGAGGCTCTTAAAACACAAATCCAAGACCGTGAAACAAAACTTCAAGCAATTGATGGTAAATATGGACCTAAATTGCAAGAAATCGAAGGCAAACTTGCTGCTAACGATATGGCTAAAAATAAAGTAATCCAATCCATCGAGCAAGTTAAGAATGGAATAGTAATTAATCTTAAATAAAAAAAGTATGCAAACAGAAAGTAAAACATTGAACGCAAACCTAATGGAGTTGCCAATGATGAAGCATTTCAGTCAGAATGAAATCGCTACAAAAGTAGATACCTTCAGAAAAGGTGAGAAGAACTTATTTTGGTTCTTAAAATTAGCAGTATTTGGTGCAATCGCATGGGCGGCTTGGACATATGTGTTACCTCCAGTGTTCCTAGCAATTGGACAAATGTTAGCGGTTGCTGCAACTGGAGTGATGATTATAGGTTTGGTGATATTAGCACCAGTAATCGTAAAAGGGATTCGTCTTTTTGCAAGAAGTTTACACAAATCTCTTATAAAGTATGACCCATTTGCTCAGTTGGAAGTTGAAAGAGGTAAAATGCTTCAAAATCAACAAAGTTTTAGAATGGCTAAAGGAAACATTGCTTCTTTGAAACAAGAAATGGAAGTTGAAGCTAAAAAATCTGAAACAGATGCCAACACTGGTCAAACACGTATCATTGCGTTGCAAGGAAAAGCTGAGAACATAAAAGTATCTATGGACGGAATGGTTAAGAAAATGGGTATCGAGGCTAAGATGGAAGATGAGTACGTACAATATGCTTCTGAGTTACAAAAAGTATTGGCTGAAGCACAACGTGTTGCTAACAAGTTAACTCAATCTAAAGACTTCGTTCAAAAGTATGGTTCTCGTGCTAGTATCATGAAGAAAATGGGTCAAAAGTTGACAATGGTTGAAACAGTTATGGATATAAAGATTCAAGACTTTGATGCGACTATCGACATGTTGAAGAAAGACTACGAGTTTGGTCAAAAATCTAACGCTGCAACTACAGCTGCTAAATCAGCAATGGGTTTCACAAAAGGATGGGAAATGGATTATGCTTTGGAAGTTGTAACATCAACTATTGCTGCTGATATCGCAATTACATCTGGTAACTTGAGAGATATTGAGTCATTAACTAGTAACTATTCATTAGATTCTGATGAATTATATGCTAACTTGAATCAAATCGCTGATAAAATCAAGATTGGTAACGATATTGTTCCAAATGCGAAACAATATTCTAACCCAGAATATAAATTGACAAGTGATGACCAGATTAAATCTGGTGGTTTCGCTGAAATGTTCTAATACACTAAAAAACTGTTCGAGTAGCACCCAAGTCTTATCAACGGGGTTTGAAGGAGTGGACAAGATATTATGGGTATGTGGTTCCCGATATGAGTATTACCAAAGTAAGATGAGTTTTAGACCGATAAGGGTAGTTTCTTAGACTTGCGAAATAAAAAAGTAACAATATAAAAATAAAATAAAATGGAAAATTTAACAACAGAGCCAACATTATTTGATGAAGCTGTAACAGAGATGACTGGGATTAACGTTTATGTAACAAACGACTATTCAAAGTTTAAAAGTATTGATGGTAATAGACCACCAAACCCTAAACATATCAATAGACTATATAATAGTATTCTTGATAATGGTTTATTATGTAATCCAATCATAGTAAATAGAAGTTATGAGATAATTGATGGACAACACAGATTTTTTGCGGCTAAAAAAGCAAATATCAGTTTCTATTACATTATGTTAGATGGGTATACGTTAACTGACGTTCACACACTTAATTTAAACCAAAAAAACTGGACCAAAAAAGATTTTATGGAAGGTTATGCTGACATGGGTGAAATTTCTTACATTAAATTAAGAACATTTATTGAAAACAATGCAGATTTTAGTTTTACTGATTCAATTTCTTTGTGTTCAAACAAATCAACTTCTAGTGGCAGTTTTGCTAACCAAAAAAATAGAGGTGTTAATGGTGACTCAGTAATGAAAATGTCTCAAGTTTTTGAAGAAGGAACTTGGAAAGGTAGAGATTTTGATATCGCACAAGAATGGGCTGACAAAATCAGAGATTTTAAACAATTTTTCACTGGATACAATAAAAGTGTTTTTGTTGGTACTATGATTCAAATTTTACAAAATGAAAATTATAACCACAAAGAATTTTTGGGTAAATTAAAAACTCAAACAAATGCATTGTATGATTGTGCTAATAGAGAACAATGTAAATTAATGATTGAAAACATCTATAATTTTAGACGTAGAGAGAAAGTTAGTTTAAGATACTAAAAAAAAAAAATAAAAATAATTACAAAAATGTTTGGAGAATTGAAATATTCTCCTTACATTTGTATTATAAGTTTAAAAAATAACAATTAAAAAAGAAAAAAAATGGAAAATGTAAATGGAACACAAAGTGGTTTAACAGCAAAATGGGCTCGTTTAACTAAATTAAGTAAAGCCCTTATTATGGGTTTAGGGTTAGCAATCGTTTTAGGTATTGTCTATGTGGCTGCCCCTGGATTGAGAGTAGCAGTGTCTAAAGAGTTATCTAGTTTAGATATCGATACAGACGAGTTAAACAACGTTACTAAAGGTGATTTACTACCTTTGCCGACAACAACAGCATCTAGTGTAGTATCTGGAAACGGATTAATTAGAATCGCTGAGTATGCATGGAATGGTAACTCTGGTATGATTGTAGCAAATGGTGGTCCTCGTACAACTAGTGGGTCTCTAATGGAAGCTGCTGGTGTAAACTTAGAAATCGTTCGTCAAGACATGGTTGGTGGTTTACGTGATATGCAAGTTAAGTTTGTAGAAGAATTTTCAAAAGGTGTTGACTATCCTAAATCTGATAAATCAGCATTTGCTGTATCTATCATGGGTGATGGTGTTCCTTTCTACATAACAACTACACAACAATCGTTGGATAGCAAGTTTGGTAAAGGTAAATACCACGTACAAAACATCGGTGCTATCGGATTATCATGTGGAGAAGATAAATTAATCGGACCAAAAATTTGGAAAGATAACCCACAAACTCTTAGAGGTGCTGTAATATCATCAGTAATTGGCGATGGTGACTGGGTAGTTGCTGTAAACTATGCATCTGCTAACAAGATTCCAGTAAATCCAGACCCAACAACTTATGATGCTAACGCAATCAACTTTGTACCTTCTCAAGATGATGACTATATCAACTCTGTAAAAGAACTTATCAAATCTCAAAACATGGGATATACTGTACCTTTGAAAGAAGTAATTGATGGTAAATTGACTGGTAAAACTGTTGACCACAAAATTGATGGTGCTACAACGTGGACACCTGGAGATAAGATGGCTTTCGATGCTTTGACTGGCTTTACTGATGTTGTATCTACAAAAGACTTTGTTAACCAAATGGCAACATCAATCATCGTAGTAAAAGAATGGGCTTTGTTACATGAGAAAGAAGTTAAAGCAATCTTGAAACAAACATACGTTGCTTGTAACCAAATCAAGTTATATGACAAATGGGCTCGTAAGGCTGCTGAATGTGTTGCTACAACTTATGACTTTGAAAACGCTGACTACTGGTACAACATGTTCAAAGGACAAAAAGGTACAAAAGCTGGATTGGATTACAACGTAGGTGGTACACGAGTATTTAACTATGCTGATGCTGAACAATACTTTGGTTTGGGTGGTGATAACAAAAATCGTTACAAAGCAGTATACAATCAAATCTCTGCATACTTGACTGACTTGAACCCATGTGGTTTCAATGAATCTTGTCCTAGTGGTGTTGTTGCTTACGAAGATGCAGTTAACTTATACTTCTTATCTTCTATCAAAGATGGTTTATATGCTGGTAAAACTGAGGCGATTAGCTATGCAGCAACAAAAACAACAGTTATGGCTTCTGGTCATTGGAATATCAACTTCGCTACTGGTAGTGCAACGATTGAAGGTTCTGAAAGAGACTTGGAAACAATCTATAACTTACTTGTTCAAGCTGAAGATGCTAAATTAAACATAATCGGTTATACTGACAACGTAGGTAATCATAGTTCTAACGTATCACTTTCACAAGGACGTGCTCAATCTGTAGCTAATTACTTAACTAGTCGAGGTATTTCTTCACAACGTTTCCAAATCGTAACTGGTAAAGGTGATGCTAACCCAATAGGTAGCAACGCAACAGCAAGTGGTAAAGCGGCAAACAGACGTGTTGATATCACATTGTTAAAATAACAACCGATATATATAATTCAAAACCCTAATAGAAATATTAGGGTTTTTTTATTAAAATTAGGTTTATTAAAAAAGAATTTGTACATTTGTATTATAAATTTAAAATAAAAGAAATATGAAAAAATTATTTACACCATTTGAAACAATAACTGGAATTAAAAAAGGTTTCATTCAAAGTGGTTGGTTAATCGCAATTATCCTTTTTTGGGTTGCATGTAGTGTTGGAACAACACATTTATTCCCAACTCCAGCACAAGTGTTGCACGGTATGGGTTCATTATGGTCAGAAGGACTTATGGTGCATTTAGGAAGCTCTATAGGGCTTTGTGCACAAGCAGTGTTATATTCAGTTATAATCTCTTTGTTCTTTGCTTATTTGACAGCTATTCCAGTCTTTAAATCATTGGGTACGTTTATATCTAAACTTAGATATTTGCCACTTACTGGTATTGCATTCTACATTACTATTCTAGTAAACGATGCAAGAACTATTCAAGTATGGGTGTTGGTAATGTTTATGACAACATTCCTTATAACGAGTCTTATGCAAATGATTAAAGACATTCCAGAAGAAGAATTCGACCATGCTAGAACACTAGGCTGCAATAGATGGGAAATCCTTTGGGAAGTGGTAATCAAAGGTCGTTTTGATTACGTATTTGAATTGGTTAGACAAAACTTAGCGATTGTATGGATGATGCTTGTAAGTATTGAGAGTATCCTTATTGCTGCTGGTGGGTTAGGCGTTTTAATCAAAAATGGTGATAAGATTGGTGATAACGGAAAAGTAGTTGCTGTTCAAATCGTAATCATCATAGTAGGGTTGTCGTTAGATTTCATTCTAACAAAATTAAGAAAGTTAATATTCAGATATTCAAACTATTAATCATGGAAAATAAATTAGTATTCCCTTTGATTACTGCGGTAATGATATCAATCGCCTATTGTGTTGCTTTCCATAAAGAAAGAGATAAGAATGTGGTTCTAGAAAAAAAGATTGTTAAATTAGAAAAAACTGTTAATCATGATTAACTATGTAAAAGGTATATTAAGAGGTATAATTTTAGGTATTTGTATAATATCTTTAAAAAACGATTATTGGGTGTTTCCATTATTTATTGGCACACTCAATTTGATAGGTACGATTATTGAAATTAAAATATTAAAAAATGAGTTATAGAGCAGAAGAAACGATACTTTACGTTGATAAATTATCAGTAGGGTATAAAGACAAAAACGGAAAGGATAAACAAATCCTTAAAGACGTTACAATCGTAGAGAAAGACATCATTAGAGATGGACATGAGTCTACTGGTCAAACAATAGCATTCATTGGTCGTTCTGGTCGTGGAAAGTCTACGCTATTCAAAGCATTGACTGGGTTATTGTTACCAACAAGTGGTCAAGTACTTATCACTGACTTCAAAACAGAAGACAAATCAGATGCTAAGCAAGTAGCTGAAGGTGATATTGGTTTTGTTGACCAAAAGTACACAATCTTTAGACATAAGACTGTCTATCAAATTTGCCAATACGCATTGCGTAAAAGCACACTTACAAAACCAGAGAAAGAAGCTCTTATCAAAGAGTACTTAACAGATTGGGGTTTGATGGAACACAAAGATAAATACTCTGGTGAATTATCTGGTGGTCAACGACAAAGAACTGCAATCATTGAACAAATGCTTACTTCTAAGCATTTCATGATTTTGGATGAACCATTCTCTGGATTGGATGTTGGAAATATTGAGAAAGTAAAAGAATCATTTGGTCGTATATTGTCAGCAGATGAATACAACACAATCATATTCTCAACACACGATATTCGTTTGGCAGTGGAATTGGCTGATAGTATCTATATCGTTGGATTTCCAGAAGGTGAAACTGTTAGTACTATTGTTAAGCATTATGACTTGAAAGCAATGGGATTGGCTTGGGAACCTTATGGCAACGGTCATAGACAAGTTGTAACAGAAATCAAAGAATTATTATTGAAATCATAAACTTTCATCATATTTATATATATAAATTGTAAATATGAAAGATATGATTAAGAAAAAATTAGCATTATTAACTGAAAATAAAGATAGTGCTATTTATGGTCCAGAAGAAATTGCTGCTAAAATTAGAGAATTGAATTCTTTGAAACATGAGCATAGTACTGCACTAAAATTACTTGATACACAACGTAATATTCTTAAAAAAAAGATAAATGATGTTGATGGTGAAATAAAAAAATGGGAACTACTTTCTCCAAACCAATATAAAATGTTTCCTATATGATAGTAGTAAGCGATAGAGCGTTAAGATTTTTCGGATTGTTCTTTGGTAACAGTGGTGGTATAAGGGGTCTAGCATTCTGGCCCTTTATATTCATTGCATCTGATACAATAATTGATGCTGAATTGATAAATCATGAGAGAATTCATTTGAGGCAGCAAATAGAGATGTTGATTATACCTTTTTATATATGGTATCTGATTGAATTGTATACCAAAGGGTATATGAATATTTCATTTGAAAAAGAAGCATATGGTAATGACCATGATTTGACATATTTGAAAAAGAGACGTTTATTTAGTTTTAGGAAATATTTATGAAATTATTAATTTTATTTTTGTTTATTAGTGTTAACTTATTTTCACAAGATTCATTATCAGTAGACACTGCTTTCTTTACAAATTCAGAAATATTAAATGGATACAACTTTGATAATTCGTTGACTGGAGTATTAGCACAATCCAATATAGATAATGTAAACATAACATATATTGGAAATAACGGCATCAACTTTAAAAATTTAGATTTGAATTCAATACTAAATTATACTATTGGTTTTTCACCAAGTATAAATCAAAATGAATTTTCTCATAAATTAAATATAAGTCATGAACATAAAAATGTGTTTTCATTTGTTAATAATCAATACAATTATTCATTGTTGAGAAGTATGCAGAATGATAATTGGTTTGGGTTGGGAATTGGTTATAAGAAAAAGTTCAAGAATTCAAAATTATCGTTGTCTTATGGTATTATATATCAAAATACAGAATATTTTAATAATAGTGTCAAAGAAAATGTAAGACATTCAGTTAGAGTTAAATTTAACTATCAAAAAAACATATTTGGTTTTTACACTGAGTATTATTACCAACCTAGTATGGTAACAAATAATGTCATTATAACTGGAAACACAAAGGTGACGTTGAAGTCTAGTAAACATTTATCATTTATGATTCAAGATGTTATTAATTATGCTAGCACCAGTAAAGTTGTTATGATTCATAACTTAACTGTAGGACTAGGATATTTATTAAATAAAGAAAAATAAGAATCATAAAATTAATATAATGTGATTGTAACTAAAAAAAACAAGATGGATAGTGATGATAGTGGTGAACAGAAAAGCACTGGGGACAGTTTGTCTGGTGATAGCGACTTTTCTAAACCCATTTGGGTTCGACATTTTAGTGTTCAAACTGACACAATTAACAAACGATTATTGGGTTACAATGTACATTCTTTATGGATTGGCATTTGTATCATTCTTATTTTCACATTTATTCTTTAAATTAAAGAAAATTAACTGGGGAAATATATTTATTGCAATTGCTTTATTTTTAAATCCATTGGGTTATGATATAGTTGTTTATACAATAACGTTACTTACAAAGAGTTATTGGTTAACAATATCAATAATGTATATGTTAGCATTTGCTTTTTTCATATTATTTATGTACTTTTACAATATAAATCCAATCAAGGCTTTTAAATACCATGCAGTGAATACACACAGAAAATTAACTAAAAAAAAATAATATGGAAACATTTGATGAACTTTTTGATGCTTTTTTTAATAACAACGATAAAAAGTCTAAAAAAAGAGGGAGACCTAGAAAAGAGAAAAATTATGACAGTTATGAAGAAAAAGCTAAAAAGATTATAGATAGTCTACAAAACTTTTCAGAAATAACTGATGTTGATAAACAACATCAAATAGACAATGAATTAGGTGAACCACATGAAATACATTTATTTCATTCAGATGGTTTATATTTCAAAAGGTCTATATGGAACACAGAAGATGGTGATTTGGTGAAATTAGAAGTTTCTGAAGTACCATTTGAAGAAAATAAATCACTTGAAGAACTTTTGGCGATAGCTTTGGAAGAAGAAGAATACGAAAAAGCTGCTGAAATAAGGGATGAAATGAATAAAATTGAAAAAAAACAAAAAAAAGTTACGAAAAAACTTGACAAATCAAAATAAAGTTCGTACATTTGTATAACTTTTAGAAAGAAGGTTATATTTATTAAAACAACGGGCTAAAAACCCATTTAAAAAAAAGAGAAATTATGAAAACAACATTTATCACATATCAACCGAAACAAACGCAAGGCGGAAAGCCGAGTGTATCGGGTGTGTTATATCTGTTGAGTAATGAAGAATAAAGTTTCTTAATTACAAGATATTCCAAACCCGATTTCAGAAATGACTTCGGGTTTTTTTATTTGGTACCTACACCATTTTACAAGTTAGGAAAGTTATTTGACATATTGGTTTATTTTGGGTTGTACATATACAAGAGTAGGAATGTAAATTATCTAGATATGGGAAAGTTGGTATTCCGCTGCGTTTGGGACGCAGAGACCGCTGGTTCGAGTCCAGCTATTTAGACACTTGACTTTTTTGTACCTTGCAGTATATTTATATAAAAAGAATATATGGCAAGGAAAGAAAAGCACATACATTACTTATATAAGACTACTTGTTTGGTGACAAATAGATATTATATAGGTATGCACTCAACATGTAACATGTATGATGGTTATATGGGTAGTGGAAAGAGATTAAGATATAGTATAAGGAAACATGGTAAAAAAAACCATGTTAAAGAGATATTAGAGTTCTTTGATAATAGAGAATTATTGATTGAAGCTGAAATAAAAGCGATTACCGCAGATATGATTAATGATAATAATTGTATGAATTTAAAAGAGGGTGGTTCTGGTGGTGGTCGTATTTGGTCTGAAAGTCATAAAAAAGTTTTCACTGAAGCTGGTATTAACAATTTCAATAACACTAAAGAACAAAGAATGTTAAATATAGCTAAAGCAAAAGAAACACCAGAGTATAAAGATAAAATGAGTAAGTCTCAAAAAAAGTATTTTGAGACTAATGAAGGTAACTTTAAAAATAAGAAACATTCTGAGGAAACAAAAAAGTTACTTAAAAGTGTAATGAAAGGTAAAGGAAGTGGTGAAAATAATTCACAATTTGGTACATGTTGGATAACCAAAGATGGTACCAACAAAAAAATTAAAAAAGAAGAAATAGATACCTATCTTAATAAAGGATGGTTAAAAGGTAGGAAATAATTTTGAGGTCAGTTGTACGTACACTCATAGGAACGTACTTTAACGAGTAGTATAGGAGCGGTTTATCTAGCGGCATTTGGAATGCCGAGCACGCTGGTTCGAATCCAGCTTATTCGACTGTCAGATTGTTACTAATTCATAGACCGTGTGCAACGGAGCGTAGAATTAGATTATTGTCCGATAGACAAACTGGCAAAGTCACTCCCCTTTGAAGGGAGAATCTGGGGGTTCGAAGCCCTCTCGGACATCTAAAGAATGGTTGCAGCAAATTAAAAAGCTTCAATTTGGATTTGAAAATCAACATGCCATTCTGTTATTTGGGGATACGCCAGAGTTGGAGAGCTGGGGCAGACTGTAAATCTGTTGCGTAAGCTGAGTAGGTTCGATTCCTACTAGCCTCACTTAGTTAAGGTAGAATTTAGATTTTTAACCATGTACTTGACATAGTTCAAGGGGATAATAAAAATCAATTTGCCTCTGGAGCACGATTGGCTGTGCAACTGATTTGTAATCAGTAGGTTATGGGTTCGAGTCCCATCTGAGGCTCAAGTGTTAATTTGGGTCGAGCCACATTTTGCCAAAACTTTAACATTAGAAGAATTTCCAGCGGTGGCCGTGACTGTCTTTCTTCGAAATTTGCAGAATAGGTGTTACGAAAGCACATGGGCCTTCCAAGTCCGAGGCGAGGGTTTGACTCCCTCATTCTGCACAAAAAGAGGGATAACTAGTGTGGGTGCCTCAAGGTTCAGCTGACCTACCACACTCAATGCTGAAATAGCTCAATTGGTAGAGCACTTCACTAGTAATGAAGAGGTTATCAGTTCGATTCTGATTTTTAGCTCAATGCGAGAATAGCTCAGTGGTAGAGCATCTGGTTACCAACCAGAGGGTCGTGGGTTCGAATCCCATTTCTCGCTCAATAAGTAGGATACACGTGCAGCAATGTATGGATTACGCCAAATAACGGATAATTACCGTTTGATGAAGGGATAGAAATGAGTGGTTCCCTTTAAGTCCTACTGACGTTATTATAAAAAAATTAAAAACTATTAAATTATGAAAACACTTATCAACATCAAGCGAAAGAAAAAGGAATAAGGCACTCGGCCATAATGGTTACGAGTGTTATTGGAAAAATAATATCTCCTCGTAACTCAGTTGGCTAGAGTATCGCACTTTTAATGCGAGAGTCATTGGTTCGAGCCCAATCGGGGAGACTATATGTACTCGTAGCTTAGTTGGTAGAGCACTCCGCTTTTAACGGAGGGGTCAAGAGTTCGAATCTCTTCGGGTACACTAGTGTTCATTATATTGCCATGTTCAGACATTTGAACTTTTATAATTTTGTACATATTTATAGTAAAAGTTATTATGAAAAAATGTACAAAATGTGGTGAAGATAAAGATTCTTGTGAATTTAGAATGAGAGGAAATGGTTTATTTTCTTGGTGTAAAAAATGCGAATCAATATCTAATAATGCTAGGTATACACCTAAAGAAAGAAAACCAAAAATAGTTAAAAGTGTTGAAGAAGTAAAACTTGAAGCAAAGAAAAGAATGCTGAAATATCGATATGGTATTACTTTAGAAGAATATGAAGGTATGTATTATAATCAAAATGGTAAATGTGCTATTTGTAAAAAAGATTATCAATTAGGTGGTTCAAAAGGATTATTTGTTGACCATGACCATGAAACCATGGAAGTTAGAGGGTTACTTTGTCGAAATTGTAATTCAGCTATTGGTCAATTACGAGAATGTAAACATATACTAACAGAAGCTATTAAATATTTACGTGTTCAGTGAAACGAAGACTTCAGTGACACTGAACAGACGATTTGACTGAACAAACGATTTTACTGAACACGATATGCATCCGAAGGTGCACAACGAAATGATGTACATAAAACATTTTTGTTAATCCATTAATAAAAAAAGGAGCCATTGAGCTCCTTTTTTATTTTAACCTTGTCCTACGCTTTTTTTCTGATAATGTTTAGCGTTTTTAGAAACTGAAGTCTTACACTTAGAGTGAACTCCTGGTCTTTTCTTTTTTCCTTTGCTAATCTTCGATGACGAAGAAGTAGCCCCTTTTGCTGCTTTTGCCATAATAATTAATTTTATTATAAATATTTGTTGTTTTAGTTTTTTATTCGTATATTTGTAAAAAAAATATTAATATGAAAAATACAATTTACATTGATGTTGACACTGAAAGAGAGCAACAAATTCTTATTGGTAAAGGTCCAGAGAATGAACCACCAGTAAATAAAGAAGAAGCAGCAAAAATGATTGTGAATGACATTGCATGTGTATGTGAAGCATTATGCACACTTATACATGTTGCTGAACAAAATGATTACGCAAAAAAAGATGAGTTGATTACTGAATCAATCAAACAATTAACAAAAATGTTGATTGAAGAACCAAAGAAAAAATAATCTTAATTATGACAGAAATTTTAATAACTGATGACCAAAGAAAACGAGGTCAAGAATTATATGAATTCAATGTGTTGAAAGGTTCGGTAACTGAAGGTAAAGGGAATGAAGTAGGTGCATTGGGTGAAATTATAGTTTGGGATAAATATAAAAGTAAAACAAAGTATGTTGGTTCTTACGATTATGATATGATTATCAAAGACAAGAAGATTGACGTAAAGACGAAACTACAGAATATGGCTCCAGAACCACACCATAGAGCAAACATATTTGCATTCAATACAAAACAAAAATGTGATTATTATTGTTTTGTTGCAATATTAACAGATTTATCCAAAGGTTGGATAATTGGTTGGAAAGGTAAAGAAGAATTTTTTGAAGAGGCTGAGTTTAAGAAAAAAGGTGAGGTTGATACTAAAGGTTCAGACCCAACTTGGACATTCAAAGGTGATTGCTATTGTTTAGATAATAGTCAACTTGACAATAAAGTAAAATAAATTAGTTATTTATTAAATTTATTTGTACCTTTGTAAATATGATACTTTTTAAAGATATTTATTATTAAAAGGTATAATGGAATTAGTGACAACTTATTTATGTAAAACTAGTGATATTGGTGTTCATTCTAATATGTTTGGTGGTAATTTGGTAGCGTTGATTGACCAAAGTAGTGCAGCATATGCATCACAAATTTGTGATACACCTAGAATGGTTACTTTATCAATTAGCGAAATGTTTTTCAAGAAACCAATCAAGGTTGGTAATATTATCAAAGTATATGCAAATGTATCAACATTTGGTAACACATCAGTTACATTGTATATTGAGATAAGAAAACATAACGTATATACTGGTGAACAAGAAGTTGCTATGAGTACATCTATTAGATTTGTTAGAATAGATGATGAGGGTAATTCTCTTCCGATATCAGATAGAGTTAAAGAAAGGTATTATAAACGTGTCAAAAGATTTGGAAAAGGATTGTTAGACATGGAAGAGAAAAAACTTGAGAATGATGAAGAAACCAAACCCAATAATAAAGTTTAATGGTGGTGAACCAGTAGCTTTATGTAATAGATGTCGTGCAACTATGTGCTATGTTAGTTGTAGAGAAGAAGATGGTAAATTTTGTAAAGTAAAAGAAATTAGAAAATTAAACAATATTGATTATATTAAAACACCAATAGGTCAAACACCACCACCATATTGTAAACAATGTGAAATGTTGTTGGATTATTCATTAAATTAATAAAACATGGAAAAAGAAAAAACACCAGAACAAATTGCTGCTGAAGATAAAGCAATGGCAATTATTGAGTCATGCACAATGTGTGACCACTTTGATAATGCTGAGAAATATTTAGAGTTATTCAACAATCAATTCAATGATGAGTATACATATCATGTATTATCTCTATCGTTGAAATATAAAAAAGATTCGTTAAACTGTAAATAATTATGACTGAAAATATGGAAATAATGGCATACTGTGCCTCAATAATAGTTTTGATATCTTTTATAGTAAAAGACGTAATAATGTTAAGACTATTGAATACGGTAGGTTGTATTTTGTTTTTGATATATTCAATATATCATGAAAGAATGCCATTGGTTTTTTTAAACTTTATGGTTATAGTAGTTAATTTAATTTACATTTATAATCCAATAGTTTTATTATGGAAGGAACATTTAAAAAGAAGATAGTAGGTAATGAATTATATCTATTTAACGCAAAAGGAGATTTAATCTTCAAAAGATGGATAAATCATGGTTACTCCATGGTATTCACACCATTTGCTTACTCAAGCAAAGATAGTTTAGTTTCAATCACCGAGAAAGACGGTAAAATCATAAGAGAAAAGAAATGATTAGCATTATAGTTGCTGCTTCTACCAATATGGTTATTGGTAGAAACAATGCCTTGCCATGGCATATACCAAGTGATTTAAAACGTTTTAAAGAACTAACTACTGGTAAACGAGTTATCATGGGTCGTAAGTGTTGGGAATCAATTCCAGAGAAGTTTAGACCACTTCCTAAAAGAGATAACATTATTATCAGTAGAGACAATACTTATGTTGCTGATGGTGGTTTTGTTTTATCAGATTTGAATCAATTTATAATAGAATATAGTTTATCATCTATCAACTATGGACCAAAAGAAAATTTTGTTATTGGGGGTGCTGAAATATATAAACAGTTCTTCCCAATAGCTAAAAAATTATATTTGACTGAAGTATGGGGTGATATTGATGGTGATACGTATTTAGAAGGTTTTAACGTTGAAGAATGGACTCTAATAAACATATCTGAAATATTGGAAGAAAATGGTTTCAAATTTATTTTCAAAGAATACGTAAAAAAAGTTTCATAATATTTGTAAAATCAAAAATAATATTGTACCTTTGTATTATAATTAAAAGTTATGAGTGAAGAACGCAAAAAAGCTACACTAAAACCAGTTGCAAAAGTTGAACCTAAGAAAAGAGTTGACACAAAAGCAATGGTAGCTGTTAAACCAGATGTTGAAACAGAGGTTAAAAAAGTTGTTGAAACAAAGATAGAGTTAAACACTAACGACACAACTGAAATTAAGGTAAAAAGAGCTGAAAACAAATATATTAAAATAGCGTTGGATGCTAAACCAGAAGAAAGAAGTGAGTTCTCGGCAAAAGTTAAAAGTGGTGAGATAAAATATGCGTATTACGCAACAGATAGTGATAAAGGATATCATTATTATATAGTTTTAAAAAAATAGGAAATGAATTTAAAAGAACAAATCAATGTAGATTTCATGATAGCTTTCAAAGCTAAAGAAATGGAAAAGAAAAACTTTTTGGGGGTAGTAAAAGGTGAAGTTCAAAATGAAGCTGGTCGTTCTGGGAAAGAAGATGATGAAACAGTTTTGGGTATCTTAAAGAAAATTGAAAAGTCTTTGAAACAAACCAACACTGCTGAATCATTAAATGAGTTAGAGTATATCAAACCATACTTACCAACACTTATGGGTGATGATGAGATTGAAACTATTATCAGAGGTTATTACAATGACAATGGGTTAACAACAATGCCTTTATTGATGAAAGAATTCAATTCTAATTATAAGGGTAAAGCTGATAATCAAGCAGTTTCAGCTATTATTAACAAAATAATTTCTGGAAGATGATTTGGTCTGTTTTATTTATATTGATTGTACATTGGTTTGCTGATTTCGTATTACAAACACATCATATGAGTATAAGAAAAAGTAGTAGCAATTACTATCTAAGTCTACATGTTTTAGTTTATGCATTTACAACAATTGTTATGTGGTCTTTTGTGTTTCCTTTTACGTCTATTCATATTTCTAGTTTAGGTATTTGGTTATCATTTATTGTTATCTTTGTTACTCACTGGATAACAGATTATTTTACTAGTAGGTTGACTAGTAAACTATACAAAGAAGAAAGATATCACGATTTCTTTGTTGTGATAGGTTTAGACCAAGTTTTACATTATATGCAATTATTAATAACTTTTAATTATTTATTACAATTATGACAGTAGAAGAAATCCACTCAAGCTTAGATAAAATGCTTGAAAACCCAAAAGCTAAAAATTTCCTTAATCATTTGGTTCGCAGTTACATGCCAGTATCAAACATTGAGAAGGTTAATGAAAAACCAGAAGCTGACTTCAAATGTGCTTTATCAAATGATGATTTGATATCAGTAAATGAAATTCTAGAAGGAATTCAAACTGAGCAGTTCAAAACTGATTTGATGAAATCAATGAAGACAATGTTTGATGATAACGCTGATAAGACAACAGCAATGGCCAAACTAATTGGTGAGAAGAAATTAGGTGTTACTGGAAAAGGTACAACAACTTTTATGTCAGTACCAGTTGCACAAGAGTTTTTCAATTGGGTAGTCACAAAATCACTAAAAGGTGATAAACACATCAATTGGTTGTTGGGTAATATCAGACGTGAATCGTTATTGGGTAGAGCCAAAAATATTACTGACGACAAGGTTCAGTCAGCAGTTAAGAAAATAGAAAAGAAAGCAGATAGAACCGCTACTTTCACTTTGGGTGACACCAACGGAGTGTTGGCACAATTAAAAGCTAAATTAGAAAACAAATGAGAATAAAATTAGACCATCAAAATGTTTGGTTTACATCTGATTATCATTTTTGCCATGCAAATGTGATAAAATATGATGGTAGACCATTCAAAGATGTGGAAGAAATGAATGAGTCCTTGATAGAAAACTGGAACCATTATATTGCTGCTAACGATGTTGTCTTTTATTTGGGTGATTTATCATTCGATAGAAGTGGAAAACAAACACAAGAAATCGTTAAACGTTTAAATGGTAAGATACATTATATATTGGGAAATCATGATGATGAAAAAGATATTAGAAAACTAAATCGTTTTGAAACGATAAGTGACTATATCAATCTTTCAGTACCAGACGAAGATAGTCCTAGAAAACGTCAAGGGATTATGATGATGCATTACCCAATACTTTCATGGGACAAAGCACATCATGGGGATTGGCATTTACATGGTCATTGTCATCAGAGTTTAGTTAAACAAAACCCAGAATACTACAAACGTAAAGTTTTGGATATGGGTTGTAATGGTTGGGATTATTGTCCAATACATTATACTGATGTTAAACAAAATATGATGTCAAAAGAAGTTGAACAAGTAGACCATAATTAATTAAAAATAAAAAAAAAAGATATGAGCGAAAAACACAGATTACCGAAAAAATTTGAAAGAGAACTTTTGAAACTTTCAAGTATTAAAATACAAATTGATGATTTGGAATCATCAAGTCATGATGATGTTGTCAATGAAGATTTTGGTGTAAAATCAGATAAAGATGAATATGGTTATGATGATGAAGATGATGATGATGATTATCCTACAAATTCATATTGTGAAGAAGTAAGTTTCATAGAATTCGCAATTTTTAATGCTTATTTATATGAGTGTTTTAAAGGTAAACAAAACCAAATCAAAGTTTCATCTTATGGGATAACAGATAGTATTGGTAGAATAACATTTGGTGGTAGTTTTGAAATTACTGGTTCATTTTGGTTCAACAGCAAATTTGAAGGTGATGATAACGATTACGTATTTCAAACTAAAATGTTTATTGACGGAAGAAATGAGTTGGTTAATCAAATCAATATTACTTGTAAAAAAGGTATTGAATACACCAAAATTGTTGAATTGTTTAAAAAAATAAAGATTTTAGCTTTCAATAACTCAGAATACAGAGGAAAATGTATCAAAGTTAAATTGAGAGAAGGTAGATTCAAAGGTATTGAAATAATTGACATTGTTGAATCTAGCAATGAATTAGTGTTGAATGATGTTCAAACAAAATTTATTGAACACTTTATTAGTCGTGTTGGTAGAGGTGGAAATGCCAGATACCTATTCAACGGAGAACCAGGAACTGGTAAAACAGAATCCATTCGTGAGATTGCACGTAAATTGATTCCTAATGTTACATTCATTATACCAGATTTTGGTAATAGTGATGATTTGACATCAATCATGGAAGCATGTGAGATTTTTGAAAATGCCGTTATCATTATGGATGATATCGATTTATACTTAGGTTCACGTGATAACGGAAGTTACACAAGATTATTGGGTCAATTCTTATCATTCTTTGATGGGGTTAAGAAACGTAAAATCAGTTTGTTGGCATCTACAAACGATAAAGGTTTGGTTGATAAAGCTGCGGAAAGACCTGGACGTTTTAACTTCACATTGGATTATTCATTCTTGGATGAGAAACAAATTGAAAGAGTTTGTAATATCCATTTACCAGAAAGATGGCAAGTTAAAGAAGTTTATGATGCATTGACTGGAACCATCAATGGCAAGAAAGTTAAAATAACTGGTGCATTTATTGCAAACTTGGCTGACAATATCAAAGAAATGTCAGAAGATGATGAAAATTGGTCAATTGACGACACTGTTTCATTGGTTAATGAATCATACAAAGGGTTCTATTCTAGTCAAGTGGAGAAAGAGAAATCCACAATGGGTTTTCAAACAAAATAAATCAAAAAAGATTCCCAATAATTTGTTTTATTGGGAATTTTTTTATACATTTGTATTATAAATAAAAAAAGATAAATATGGAAGTTAAATCAAATATCAATCCAACTGATTACGAAATCGGTGTTATTGTAGCAAGATTCCAAGTGCATAAATTGCATGAAGGGCAAATCAGTCTTATTGATAAGGTTATTGAAAATCATAAAAAAGTAGTTATTTTCTTGGGTGTACCAGTTATTGGAAACACAAAATCAAATCCATTGGATTATGCATCTAGAGAAGCGATGATTAAACAATCTTATCCAAATGTGATTGTATTACCATTGAAAGACCAAAGGTCTAACGAAAAATGGTCAAGAGAGTTAGACAACCAAATCCAAGTACCTTTTGGTGAACGCAGCTCTTTGAGTGCAGTATTATATGGTAGTCGTGATTCATTTATTCCTTACTATTCTGGAAAATATGCTGTTGTTGAATTGATAACTGATATATTGTATTCTGGTACTGAAGTTCGTAAACAAGTATCAAAAGAAATCTTGGCTTCTGAGGACTTTAGAGCTGGTGTAATCCACGCAACATATGCTGCTAGACCAGTTACATATCCAACAGTAGATATTACAGTATACAACGATAAAGGACAAATCCTTTTGGCTAAAAAACCAAATGAAGACTTCTACCGTTTTATCGGTGGTTTCGTTGATAGAACTGATTTGACTTGGGAAGAAGCAGCAAAACGTGAGTTTAAAGAAGAAACTGGTGGTAACGCTGAAATCGATGATATTAAATATGTTTGCAGTGGTGCTGTTACTGATTGGAGATATGGTAAAACAGAATCTGGTATCATGACAACATTGTTTATTGGTAAGTTCTTATGGGGACGTATTGAACCATCTGATGATATCGCTTCATTGCATTGGGTTGAACCTAAGAATATCAACGTTGATAAAGACATCATGGTTGAACATAGAGACTTGTATGCTAACTTGTGTGTTTATTTGTCTAAAAATAACATATTGGAAAATGCTAAAATACCAACAGCTATTGAAAACGCTAAAGTTAAATATGGAGAAAGTATCTCATGAAAGTAGCAGTAATTGGTAGCAGAGGTTTTGATGACTATGAATTGGTTAAAACCACATTATCACCATTTCAAATAAAATTATTGGTTAGTGGTGGTGCGAATGGTGCTGACTCATTGGGTGAAAGATATGCCAAAGAGAATAATATCGAAACACTTATATTTAAACCAGATTGGAAAAAACATGGTGCAGCAGCTGGAGTATTGAGAAATACCTATATCGTTAACAACGCTGATACTATCATAGCATTTTGGGATGGTGAAAGTAAAGGGACTAAAGATAGCATAACAAAAGCTGAAAAATTAGGGAAACCCACAATAATAATAAATACAAAATAGTATGGAATCAGAAAATAAAAATTTAAAAAGTTTAGCACTTAAAGAAGTGATTAAAACTAGATTGGCAGAGGCAATCAAAAATAAAGATTGGTCTTCAATCGAAACATTGGAAGGTCTTATCTCAAAAGCAATGGATAAACCTAACAATCTTGTACTTATGGGTGATGCTTATAAGTACTCGCACCACAAATTCTATGAAGAAAACACAACAACTGTTTATTCATACATGGAATCACGTGGTGGTCGTTTCAGTGAAACAGTATGGTATGGTCTTGAAATGTTCATCAAAGAATATTTAGAGGGTGTTGCCTTCACACAAGAAGAATTAGATGAAGCATATGAGTACTTGGGTACTGAACTTGGTGTGTTTGGTCGTGATGATGTCTTTGACAAATCTAAATTCCAATACATTATCGATGTTCATGGTGGTAAATTACCAGTACGTATCAAAGCAGTACCAGAGGGTACAGTTGTAGGTGTTAAAAACGTTCTTATGACTATTGAGAACACTGACCCTAATTGTTATTGGTTAACAAACTTCTTAGAAACTATCATGATGCAATTGTGGTATCCAATCACTGTGGCAACATTGTCACGTGAAGTTAAGAAAATCGTTACTGAATATTACGACAAAACAGTTTCGTTGCCTGGAGATATCATGAGAGTAGCTGTTGAGTTCGTATTGAATGATTTCGGTTTCAGAGGTGTATCTTCTGTTCAATCAGCTGGTATTGGTGGTTCAGCACACTTGATTAACTTTATGGGTTCTGATACAACTGTTGCATCTAAACGCATATGTGAATACTACAATACCAACACAGTATTTGGTAAATCAGTTCCAGCAACTGAACACTCTATCATGACTATGAAAGGTGAAGAAGGTGAAGTTGAAATGATGAAACGTGTGTTGGAACAATATCCTACTGGTATTGTAGCGTGTGTATCTGACTCTTACCATATCTTGCGTGCATGTTCTGAGAAATGGGGAACTGAGTTACGTGATTTGATTTTATCTCGTCCAGCAACTCCAGGTAATCAACTAGTTATCCGTCCAGATTCTGGTCACGTTATCAACACATTAAAAGAAGTGTTTGCAATCTTGTTTGACAAATTTGGTTACACCGTAAACGATAAAGGTTTCAAAGTTTTACCTCCACAAGTACGTGTAATTCAAGGTGATGGTGTAAACATCAATTCAATTATTGAAATTTACGAAGAGTTGACTTCTTTGGGTATTTCTGCTGAAAACATTGTGTTTGGTATGGGTGGTAAATTGTTACAAGCTGATATCAACAGAGATACACAAAACTTTGCAACAAAAGCATGTTTCGCAGTAGTAAATGGTGAACACCGTGATTTGGTTAAATCACCAACAGAGGTTGATGAGAATGGAGATTTGAAACCATCATTCAAAAAATCTAAACAAGGTCGTTTGAAATTGGTTAAACACTATACAACTGGTAAATACTACACTGTGACATCATTGGAAGATACGTATGTTGAATCACGTGATGAATTAAGAACAGTTTTTGAAAATGGTAAACTATTAACTGAAACACCATTTGAAGATATACGTTATAGAGCAAGAATAATAACATTAAATAAACAATTAGTATAATGATTAGATATGTAGAAGGCGATTTAGTGAAAATGGCCAAAGAAGGGAAATTCGATGTAATAGCACATGGTTGTAACTGTTTCTGTGCTATGGGTGCTGGTATCGCACCACAAATTAAAAATGCGTTTCCAGAAGCATTTGAAGCTGACTGTGAGACAGTTGCTGGTGATGAATCAAAGATGGGGACTATTTCTCATACTGTTTACAGTAAACCAACAATTGTAAACATTTATTCACAATACGATACCAAAGGTAGACGTAGTGGTAATATGGATTTAGACTATGATGCTTTGCGTTCTGGTTTGAAAGAAATGAAAGAAAAGTTCTCTGGTAAAACATTTGGATTGCCAATGATTGGTGCTGGTTTGGCTGGTGGTGATTGGGATATCATTGAGAAAATCATTGAGGATGAAATGATTGGTGAGTATGTAACGATTGTTCAATACGTACCATGAAAGTAATCTTTGTTGATAAAGTATTACAAAACGAAAACACTGTTGAACCACAATTAATTGATGGTAGAGTAGTTTATTGGTGTGTGACTAGTGAGTGTATGAAATCAGAGGAAACTTTTAGGGAATGGTTGATTAGAAAGGAAGAAAGAATCAACACACATCCTAATTATAGTTCTGTTGAAGGTCTTTTAATTTATGATATGCAACCCCTTGTTTCTATACCTTATGAAGGGGTAACACATGGTGGTATGATTATTAGATATGCTTTTTTAAAGAAAAAAGAAGAAAACATTTGATTTTTAGATTATTTTTAGTACCTTTGTAATATGAAATATATATTTTTAGATATTGATGGCGTTTTAGCAACAAATTCAACATATGGTGTTGGAACAAAAAACAAATGGGGTTCATATATGTTTGATGTTAAGTGTGTTGCAGCATTTAATTTTATACTCCAAGAAACTGGAGCTGAGATTATATTGTCATCTGATTGGAGAAATACTTACACATTACAAGAGATGCGTGAAATCTTCGCACATAACTGTGTGTTGAAAGGACCAATTGGGTTTACACCATCAATGAAAACATACACTGGTACGAACCTTGAAGGTGGTCGGGCAGATGAGATTAAAGCTTGGTTAGAATTGCATGCATGGAAGAATGATGTAAAGTGGGTTGCAGTTGACGATTTGAATATGGATGAGTGGTTACACCCAAACTTTGTACTCTGCCCTAATCATCAAGATGGAATAAAACGTAAAGGAATACGTGAAACAATAATTGAAAAGTTAAATGGAAAAATGGGATAAAAAGTTTATCAAATTGTCTAAGCACATATCAGTTTGGAGTAAAGATAAAAACAAAAAAGTAGGTGCAGTAATTGTTGATAGCGATAATATAGTGTTGTCTATGGGGTATAACGGTATACCTAGAGGTTGTGATGATACAGATGAATCTAGATATGAAAGACCAACAAAGTATTTTTTTACAGAACATGCTGAAAGAAACGCAATATATCATTCAGCAAGACACGGTGTATCATTGAAAGGTTGTAAAATGTATGTAACTTTATTTCCATGTGCTGATTGTGCGAGAGCAATGATTCAATCTGGAATAACAAAACTAATAGCACCAGAACCAAATTTGAGCCACGAAGTATGGGGTGAACACTTCAAAGCTGCGATTCAAATGATGAAGGAAGCTAATATCGAAATACTTTTATTTTAATGGATACAGATGTAAATGTTGGTTTTGCCAATGAGGGTTCTAAAATATTAAAGATTGATGATGTTTCTAAATGGACACCAACAAATTTAACATATATGGGTGATACAGTTTTTTTTAAAAATGAAGATGCGTATTTTTCAATGAAAAGGGAAGATTTCAAAAAAATTTTTAATTTATAAAATATGAGTATAGTAAGGTCAATAGAAATTAATCATTATGAACACATGTTCAATAGAAATTGGGATAAAACATATTGGGTGTTTGACATCCATGGTACAATTCTAAAACCCAATTACGAGTATGGTAATATTCCAAAAGAGTTCTACCCATTTGCTAAAGAAACACTTCAGATGATTAGCGAGATGGAAGATGTTGTAATGATTCTTTACACATGTTCACATCCACACGAGATTGAACAATACATTGAGTATTTCAAAGAGAATAACATTCATTTTGATTACATCAATGAGAATCCAGAGATAGCAACCAACCTTGAAGGTTATGGTAACTACGATAAAAAACCTTACATGAATGTATTGTTTGAAGACAAAGCTGGCTTCAATGGCGATACTGATTGGATATTGGTTAATGAATATTTAACAATTAAAAAAGAACAATGAGAAAAAAAAGAACAGTAGGATTGATTATAATTGCAATAGTTGTTGCAATTTTCACACTAACAAGTTGTGCTGATGTATCACATGTACAAGCATGTTTACCATCAACAGAACACACATATGGTTTCTGGGGGGGGACATGGCATGGAATAATTATGGTTCCATCGTTTATAGGTAGTCTTATATGGAATGATGTTGCTGTATATGCGGTGAATAACAATGGTGGTTGGTATAATTTTGGTTATGTAGGTGGATTTTTCTTCATGATTAAAATTATTGGTTACACAATAAGAGGAATAAAGGCTAAACAAAGATTATCATGAAAAAGAAAATAGTAATATTCAGCGGTGCTGGATTAGATAGAGAGTCTGGAGTCCTAACGTTTCGTGATTGTATAGATGGGTTGTGGAATAATCATAAGATTGATGATGTAGCAACACCAAATGGTTGGAGACAATCACGTGAAACAGTTTTAAATTTCTACAATGAACGTAGAAGACAAATGCCAGAGGTTGAACCCAATGGTGCTCACTTGGCTTTGAGTAAGTTAGAAGAAGACTATGAAGTGATTCATTTAACTCAAAATGTATCTGACTTGTTAGAAAGAGCAAATTGTCACAATGTTGTTCATTTGCATGGTGCTTTGAACATGGCATGTGATAGTATGACCAAAAAAAATAAATATCATGTTGGTTACAACGATATTGAATTGGGTACAAAGTGTCCAGAAAATGGTTCTCAATTAAGACCAGACATAGTTTGGTTTGGAGAAATGCCACATAGAGTTGATGAAGCTTATGATGCAGTTTACAACGCAGATATTCTTATAGTTGTTGGAACTAGTTTACAAATTGGTTATACATTGGACGTACTTACAAACGTTAGACAAAAAGTATCTGACAAAAATGATGCGTGTAGAATCATCTACGTTGACCCAGAGCCAATGAACTATTTGTCTAACTACGGACTTAAAGTAGAGTACATTAGAAAAAATGCTGTTGAAGGCATAACAGAAATAGTAAATGAATTAATAACAAAATAAAAAAAAAAGAATATGGATTATCACAAGTTTAATGGGACTATCAAATTGGTATTTGACACCCAAGAGTTTAAGAACAATTTCAAAAAGAGAGAATTTGTCGTGGTTTCAGATGATGAATACCCACAAGACATCAAATTTGAATTTGCTGATGAAAATGGCATCAACGCACTAGACAATTTTATTGAAGGTGAAGCTGTAACTATCATCTTTAAGTTGATGGGTAATGAATACCAAGGAAAGTATTACACTAGCAACAGAGCGATTGCGATTGCTGGTATTGTAAGTGAAACAGTCAACGGTAAAACGGAGACAAAAACGAAAACTAAGTCAGCTGTTTTCAATAACGCTCCAAGCGATGATGATTTACCGTTTTAACTATGAGTGTATTAAAGTTTGAATTAAAAGAAGAACATATAAAATTGTTAAAACATTTGCGTTGGAGCAAAGACAAAAACAATCTTATTGTTGGGATAGATGATGAAGAAGAGTCTTTACCTTTCGGTGAAAATAACATCTATGAAGCTATCGATTTAATTCTTAATGGTAGACCAGAAGATGTTAACCCATTTGAAACTGAGGATTATGCTGAATATAGTGATGAACAAAAAGAGGAATGGGACAAACTATATGGTGAGTTGCCAGTTGCTTTGGATGTCATATTACATAACCAAAGTTTTCAATTAGGTGGTTACAAAACAAAATATCACGATAGAAACTGGAAAAAGGTGAAATAACTCACCTTTTTCTTGTTTATTCAAAATATTATTTATACCTTTGTATTAATTAAAAAAATATAAAATATGAAAATTGTAAAAAGTTTTTGTATTATCAAGAAGATAGTACAAGCAAATGGTAAAACATTAAACGTTGTTTTATTGGATTCTAGCCATGAGGTGTTAGAATTTGAGGATAACACAGAAGCTCAAAACTGGGCCAATATATTGACTGAGAACTCTGATTCTGGTTGGGAATACATTGTTAAAGAAATATAAAATGATACAATTTTTAATATATTTCTTAGGATATTTCCTAATATTCAAATCGATAGATATGGGTAGAGTTGAAAGTGAAAGATATAGCTTATTTACCCAAATAGGTTTCATTCAATTTCTTATGATAATGGCTGCTACTATGTTGATAAGCATGGCTGACAGAATATAAAAATCTTTAAAATTAAAAATATGTATAATTCATTATTATTCTCATTAAATGTTGGAGATGAACTAACAAACGCTATTTTAGAAGAAACAAATATTCTTATGCGTGACGAAGAATTAGGGTTGGGTAAATTAAGAACTCAAAAATTCTCTGATGGAGAGTTATGTGTTGATTTTACTGATTCGGTTAGAGGTAAACGTGTTTATATTTTATCAAGTCCAAATAACTCTGATGAAATAATGAAATTGAATTTAGCAATAGATGCAGCTAAACGTGGTGCGGCTAAAGAAATCATACCGATTTTACCATATTTTCCTTATGCTCGTCAAGATAAGAAAGACCAAAGTAGAGGACCAATCGGTGCTAAAATTATAGCTGAAATGCTAGAACATCGTGGTTCAACATCTGTAATTACATTTGATTTACATGCTGACCAAATACAAGGATTCTTCAACATACCACTAACACACATCGAAGGTAAAAACGTGTTTGATAAACACATAGCTGAAATGACTAAATTTTTTGATGGTGAAACAATTTTATGTGGACCAGATGCTGGTTCTGGTAAACGTGTAAAACGTATGAAAGACCAATTGATGAAAAGACACAATATCAATCTTAATTATGTTATGTTAGACAAAACTCGTAGCAAAGCCAATGTAATTGATGAAATGGTTATAATCGGTGATGTTAAAGATAAACACGTTATCATCTTGGATGACATGGTTGATACAGCTGGAACATTGTGTAAAGCTGCTGAAGTGTTGAAAGATGCTGGTGCTAAATCAGTTAGAGCAATAATCAGTCATGGTGTATTGTCTGGTCCAGCGATGGAACGAATTGGTGAAAGCAAATTAGAATCGCTTATTATTAGTGATTCATTAGCATTGAAGACTGCTAATGAGTTATGTAATAAAGAATTTAATGAAACAAAATGTTATAACATTATCAAAGGTTGTGAAAAAACAATTGTTATTAGTGTTGCAGAACAAATTGGTTTGGCAATTGCCGCTATCAATAATAATTTGAGTTACGAAGTATTAAAAGGTAAAAAATTAGAAACAGTATGATGTCATCAATGAGATTACTACAATTGGCCATGATAGGTGGTATTGTATATCTAGCCTCTAACGGAACAGAAGGTTGGGGTTGGTTAGTATTTATTTTATTTATAACTATTGATAGTGAGCGATAAAAAAGAAAAGGTCTATGAAGACCGTACATTTACTCTAACAGCAGAGCAAATGAAAAAATTCGATACATGGCGTATTGAAAAGAACAAGGCAAAGGGTGAAGTTAATGTTGGTGCTATTGGTGGTGCATACACATTCTGTTTCACACCTACTGGTTTAGGTGTGATAGAAGTGGTTAAATGTGCTGATGGTACTAAATTGGATTTGACTGATGTTGGTAGTTGGTAACTAAAAACAAAATAATGGAACTGGATAAAATTGTTCAAGGTTGCAAAGATAACAACTCTAGAGCTCAATATATGTTACATAAACTCTTTTATCAAAAGATGTTAAGTGTTGCTTACAAATATTCTAACGGTGGTAGCGATGTGCAAGACCTAGTACAAGAATCATTTATTAGTATATATGAAAACATATATAGATTTAATGGTAACACTACAGCTAGTCTAGAGGCTTGGATGCGAGTAATCGTTAAAAATAGAACTATAGACTTATATAGAAAGAAAAAGAATATAAACATGGTTGAAATACATGATGGTTTGTTTAATTATTATGAACAAGAATCGTTTTATGATATATTCATAAACGACATATCCACTTTGATTGATAGTTTATCACCTCAATATAAGAAAGTTGTTACTTTGTATTACTTGGAAGAGAAATCCCATCAAGAAATAGCTAAAATTTTGGGTATTAGTGTTAGTTCATCTAAGACAAACCTACTTAGAAGTAAAATAAAGATGAAAAAAACACTTTCAAAGTTGTATCCTTCAATATAAAATTGTATATTTACATAAATTTAAAAATATGAAGTTTAAAAAGTTAACAGAATTGCAAATAGATTAC